AAAAAGCTCCGGGGATTTCACTCCCCGAAGCCCTGTTTTTACTGCTTATTTTTTGATATATGCCTGTGTTTTCACACTGGTGATACCCTGATAGCTTCTCGCTGGTGCATTACCACCCTTTGGTACAAGCACGATCTGGATTCCTTCCAGTCTCTTCGCAAGTCCTGCGGTTCCTGCTGCTTCGCCGTTCTTTGCCCAGCCAAGCCAGCCAAAGCTCTGTGCATGTACACGGTAATATACATCGTAATGCTCTGCCATCTCGCCAGTCAGTGCAATACGGATTGCTTCGAGACGCTTCGCCTCTCCACTTGTACCAGACATATCTCCATCGCGCCTCCAAGTATTTGGATTGTTTTCATTTCCCTGCCAGCCGTAAGTCTGTACATGGGTTGTGTAAACAATGCTTCCACTGTATGGCTTATTTGTAAGCTTGATGTTGATACCTTCGAGTCTCTTTGCCTGTCCGGAAGTACCACTCATCTGTCCGTTATACTTCCATCCCTGCCAGCCAAAGGTCTGTACGTGTGTGCGGTATGCAACATTGACATTTGCCTCTCCAGCCACACTTGGATTTGTATTTGAAGTTGCCTGATTGCCAACCACTGGAGAAGAACCAGCCTTTGCAATATAACTCTTTGCCTGATGTACGCCAGATGCTGCGTTAACACCTGCGTAGTTGACACCCGGTACAGCTGCGCCCTTCTTCACTACCACGATCTGGATACCTTCCAGTCTCTTTGCATAACCTGCAGTTCCAGATGGTGCGCCATTCTTCGCCCAGCCAAGCCAGCCATATGACTGTGCATGCACTCTGTAATAAACATCGTACTTATCCTTATCTGCGCCTGTAAGCTGGATCTTGATTGCCTCTAATCGCTTTGCTTCACCCTCAGTTCCGTTCATCTCACCATTTGCGGACCAAGGCAACCAGCCGTAGCTCTGGCAATGGGTTGTGTACTGGATTCCAAGGTTGTCATTTCCGTAAACACGGATCTTGATGCCTTCCAGTCTCTTTGCCTTGCCACTTGTACCAGCCATCTTACCATTTACAAACCACTTGCTTGCATTGTTCTCGTCGCCCTGCCAGCCAAAGGTCTGTACATGGGTTGTGTAACGGATTGTCACATCCGGTATTACAACTGGTTCTGGCGTCGGTGTTGGTGCTGGAAGCTTTGCGATTGCTTCCTTTGCAAGAACTGTCTTGCAGACGGTACATTCCTTATGTCTGCTTCCCTCTGCATCGACGGTTGCTGTCTTATCTACGATCCAGTCGCTGGATGTGTGATCTTTCTTAGCGATTACTTCACCTGTTGCAAGCTTCGTGTCACAGTCCACACAATAAGTATCACCGGTATATCCTGCTTCTGTACAGCTTGCTTCCTTTGCGTTTCTGACTTCTGTTTTCTCATGCTTACAAACCTTCTTGTCGCATATTACATAATCAGAGCAATGGCTAAGTACCAATGTAACCATTCCATCCTTTACTACAACACTGTCGATTGGCTCTAATACATTTGTCTCTTTGTTGATATGGTAGTAATAAACCGTAGTTCCATCTGCATACTGGTCGCCAACTGCGATTGTTACCTTCGTATTCTTTGGAAGTTTACCATCATGTGCAAATGCCACTACACACTTCGTTGCATCTGGATCAGTCAATTCATCGACTACCTTCTGATCCTCATAGCCTTCTGCATCCTCAAACACTTCCAGCTTCGTATTCACGCCACTTGTGACATCCGTTTCCTTCAGGGAGTCTGCATCAAAGCTCCATGTATATTCTATCGTTCCGTCCGATGCTTTCTTGCTGACCTCCAGAGAAACTTCTGCATCCTTCAAGCTGTTCAATACATCTGAAGATACGGTTGCCTGCGCACCATCTGTATAAGAAGTCTGAATGCTTGTTATCTTTGTCTCACCTTCGTTATCCGAATTGTACTGATTTGCTATTTTTATACTTTCCTCGATTGCTTCTGAAGAAATACCCTTATCCTCTGTAGATGAAGTCTTTATTGTTGCTTCGTTTGAGTTCTTATCCTCTTCGATTGTAACAGTCGTTGTCCCTGTTGACGGAATTGTTGTTTCTATTTTATTTCCATTTTCTCTTTTCTCCAAAGGCGTTATTTCAACTGTTCCTGTTACATCGTCATTCTCTCCGGTGATCCAAATATAATAGACCTTCGTGTCCTTTGACAAATTGTTAAATACAACCTCTTTATTTCCTCTTGCAAAAGGAAGTTCTAATAAATCGTCAAATACCGATAAATCCGAATCATCATATTTAATATCAACTTTGCTTTTTGAATCTACTGAAAGCTTATACAATTTTCCCCTTGAACGTACTTCATTTATATATCCATTCTCGTCATAATCATCTGGCATCATTACCCAGTCAACCCCATCTTTCGATGTTGTAAAGCTCCCCGGCTTGAGTTCTGTTGCCTGACTTTGTTTCAGAGTAATATCGCCAGCCAAGCTATATGCATCCACGGTAATAACATTTACCGCTGGCGTATAACTCGGATTTTGCTGTACACATATATACAATTCACATGGTGTCATTTCTTCATTTTTATATTTATATGTATAACTTCCTCCATATGTTTCAATATATCTAATTGCTGGTTCTTCTGGATTTGAATACACATACATTTCTCCGCTTAATGGAACTGTAATTTCAACCTCTGTATAGGCATCCAAATTATACTTATACCATACTCCAGATAACTGATTGTAAATGTTATACCCGTCTCCTGCAGTTACAACCGTATATATATCATGCTCACTAATACACTCATTTTCTCCATTATAAATTTCACAAATTTCATCTGTCTTTTGAGACAGGCGATTATCCTCGTCCTTATTTAAAGTAAGTACGATTGATGAATCCAGATGACTTGCATCTCCTGAAATCACAAGATATCCTTTGTTCAACAATTTGATTGGAACATTTTTTTCCTCACTCAAATTCAGTTTTGTACTATAACCTGATTCATAATCTAGCAAATCCCCTGTATGTACATGCAAATCATCTGTTTCAAAAAGATATAATTTTGCATTTACATCTGGATTATCTGATTTCACATTTAATGTATAAATTCCTGGATCAACCGCGTACACCTTAGCATTCTCTATTACATATGTACTTTCCCCATAATTGTAAGCCAGCATGCTTATATATGTGTCATCAGAATCATCGTATTGATATGTTTCAGATGTTCCAACTTGTAACAAAGTGGCATTTGTTTTTTCTTCAGCCAATTTTGAAGTGATCGTCTTAATCTGCATATTGGCATTCTCATCATATGAATGAGTTACTTTCCATACATAATAAGACTTCGCTTCATTTGATGTGTTCTCCATTTTTCCATTATTGGTTACATAATTAAACTCACTGTCATACACAATTGCATAACCAACTGTTCCATCAACTACATATATCGCTCCTGCAGGAACCGTAATTTTATATAAAACTCCAAGCGATGCCTGATAATTTGCCTTTCCATCCAGCATTGCTGAACAATACTTATAAAACTTTGAACCATTTTCATGCTCAACCTGACCATTTTTTACATTTTCTTCTGTAATCTCAACGGCATTTTCTTTTATTGTTGACACATCCGAAAGTTCGGTAACGGAAATATTAGCTTCATTGTCGTTCGTACTATAAAAATAATATGTTCCCTCTGTAGCTTCCCAATAATCCCCAGAATTTCCATATTCAAGATTTAATCTTTCATATACATTCCAATTTGAATCATATTTCATCATAGTAATATTACCTTTTGGAATAATTACTTCATATACACACCCTTCCGGAACACACAATCTTGCCCAATGTGCCTCCTTTTTTTCTGTTGTTATAGTCGACGCATCCTTTGTTGTATCTCGATATTGCAAATAATCATATTTCAATCGCTGTTTTTCTTCTTTACTAAGAGTAAAATTTTCACCTACCTTAATATCTGTAACTGTAGCTTTGTCAATATCAATTGGCGTAGTTTGTTTTATTATTTCTCCAAATACAACTCTAAATTCCTGCATACATCCATAATATCCTGAATAGATATAATAAGTTGCTTCCTGATCAGTTAAATTTTCCAAATAATTGTCTTGTATGCCTGCATATTCCAATTGATTGTCATTTTTCTTTAATACATTAATGCTCAGTGCATCATCATCAAAACCAAATGCCTGTATTTTTACTTTAGTATCTGGACTTAATGTAATCTTGTACATTTTTCCGTTAATCTCTGTTCCCTTAAAGCTTCCAAGCATATAATCGGTTACTTTTATGTTTTCTTCTAATGCACCAGTAACTTCTGTAATGTCACTTTCTTCATATTGCGTGTTTTTTTGCAATTCTACTGTAATATCATTTTCTTCCGTCTGATCTTCAGAATAAAGATCATTCCTAATATTTATCCAATATTCATATCCACCTTGCAGATAGCAATACCCTTCATCACTGCCAAGTCCTATTACCATGATGGAACCATGTGGAATCATGCAACCATTTTCATAACTATACATGTCTACCTCATAAACAAGATTTGAAGTATCCCCATCATACTTAAATTTCAAAGTATAACTTTCATCATCTAATTTGTCTATATGCAACACCTTTCCTGTCCATGTAGAAGTTTCAGAATTTGAAATAGGGTATGAAACCGTTTCCTTTTCCCACCTCACCTTGTTCGTTCCAATTTGTAAATCATCTACATCCATATAGGATGTCGTTGTCCCGGTTCCGGTCTCTTCCGCCCGTACAACCAGGTACTGGTTTGAAATCAACGGCAGCACCATACAGAGCGTCAGTATGACCGCCATCAACTTCTTGCAAACTTTCCATTTTTGCATACGCTTCTCTCCTCTCAGCTTTTTATTTTTGTTTCTGGTATTACCCATTGTTCGTATCATAGCACATAAAAATGGTGTTTTTTACACTTGTGCAAAATTGGCAGGTATTTATGCAAAATTGGTATTTTTTACAGATTCTTTGCCATATAGCCAGAAACTGGAAACCAAAAATTGTATAGCTTTCCACAGATTTGTAAATCCTTTCTAGTAGTGAACAAAAGGATTACAGGAGATACGAAATTATGGCTGGAAATAAAGTAGTAATCTGTGGAGTCAACACAAGCAAGCTCCCACTGCTTTCTGAGGATGAAAAGCGGGCACTCTTCGCCCGCATGAACGCAGGGGATAAAAGTGCCAGAGAAGAATTTATCCGTGGAAACCTCCGACTTGTTCTGAGTGTGATCCAACGGTTCTCCGGCAACAACATCGAAAGCTCCGATGACCTTTTTCAGGTCGGCTGCATCGGGCTGATCAAAGCACTGGATAATTTCGATCAGACACTGGATGTCAAATTCAGTACCTACGCTGTACCCACGGCGTATAGTAGGTGCTAAAAATTCTTTAATTGAATTTCCACATTTCCGTTGACTATAATTATCTTGTCTATTATAGTCTTTAATATCTTGTTTTTAGCTGGCTTGTCGATGTCGTCCCAAACATCGGCAAGTTTTTTAATATTCTCGTAAACAAATTGCTTTTTCGGATTGTTGTCTCCGGACTTTTGTTCTTCCTTGATTGAATCGTCGAGGTTTTTTACTTTTGATTCCTGATCTTTTATCATATCTAAGACTGTATCGTTTCCGTCGGCGTATAATTCATACAGCCGTTTCAATTTTGATTTTTCCTTATCTAACTGCGACTGCATTATGTCTATCTTGTTTTCTTTTTCTTTTGGCTTATATTTTGACAGATTTACAGATATTTTCAGCATTTCCGATTCAACAATATTCTCGATATTATCCGCCCATTCTATAGAGTTATCGCAATCGTTGTTAAAGTTCGGAAGATAGTACAAATCCTTATTCCGTGAGCAGCAATAAATCTTTCTAACTCCATTCGTCCATTTTTGATAACGCATCTTGCAACCGCAAACTCCACAATAGCACAGACCTGTAAGCATATTGGGAGTAAGGTTTTGGCAATAAGATTTTTTGCTTCTTCTTGATTTTCTTATTTGCTGTGCCATCTCAAACTTATCTTTATCAAAAATAGGTTCGTGAAGTCCTTGGTATATGTTCCCTTTATACGGAATCATCCCTATGTTTACAACACCTGTCAATATGCTTCTTACAACCAATTCGCTTGTATATCCTAAAATTCTTTGAATCGCTACATCGGAATTTCCGGCGATAAACAAATCAATAGCCTTGTTCGCTTGTTCTGCTCGTTCCGGAATTGGTATCAATATGCCTTTTTCTTTGCTGTATGTATAACAATAAGGCGTATTCCCTCCACCCATCCAATACCCTTGTTTGACACGTTCCAGCATTCCTCCACGCATACGAAGCATCATAGTATTCTTATCAAGCTGTGCAAATACAGCCATCATTTGAGTATATGCCTGCTCCATCGGACTGTCATAAGATATTGAATCGTGAACGCACTTAAATTGCACGTTGTTGGGTTGAAAAACTCTTTCAATCATGTATATTCCGTCAACCATACTTCTTGACAATCTATCAAGTTTGAATGCGACAACACATTTCACACGTTTTCTGCCGCAATCGTTTATTAGCCTTTGCAACTCCGGCCTATTCATATTAGCACCGGTATATCCGTCATCAATGTACCAATCAGAAATAATCAATTCGTTTTTTCTACAATACAATTCTATGTCTCGCTTTTGGCTTTCAAGTCCGTTTCCTTCTTCTGCCTGTTTTTCTGTCGAGACACGCATGTATGCAACACATTCCATTTTTTATACCTCCTATCAAAAATGTGCCGCATTACTACACTTGCGACACATTTTAGTTCATTCTTTATTTACTGTCAATCGCTTCTGCAATCATCCTTAACACTTCATCTGGCAATTCAATATTTTCAACATCAATCTCCTTACCCTCGATGGTTACTATAACCATTTATCACCATCTCCTTCAACACGAGATATCTTGTCTCGTATGCAACTAATTTTCCTGTTTACTGTCCTGTCGCATATAGACATCCTATATGCTATTTCCGATATTGTGCTTCCCCGACACAACATTCTAAAAATCTGTTCTTCTTCGTCCGTAAAGTTTGCTTTAGTAAGAATCCCCTCAATTTCCGGCTTAGTAAGTCTACTAAACTTCATAAGCCATTTCTCCTTTAATATTTAATAAATAATGCCTTGTTACTCTTTCTTAGATAGTCTCTGTTTGCTTTCTTTGCTTTTTCGCAATTCATCTGATAGTGAATTTCGCAAATTTTATATCCGTCTTTAACAGGTCGGTCGCACCAAATGCACAATCCGCCTTTCTCTCTTTCATCTCTTAATGTTTTAGGTTTTGTCCTGCTGTTCTTTTTATTCCGGCAATTATTACATGTAACGTATCTTTTTTCTTTATTTGTTTTACCACAAACAGGGCATAAACCCTGTTCTTTTCTCCTGTCATAAAGAGATTTATGATAGGAAGATATAGAATTGTTATACGATTCCCTGTCTAATTCTCTTTTTAATTCTGCCTTTTCTGCATTCTTTGCTCTGCATTCAACGCATGTTTTTTCTTGCCCCATGAGCTTATTTTTTTTACATTTAGGGCAATATCCATGATTTCTATACCAATTTCGTGTCTCCGTTTGATATATAACGTCTTTTTTTGCACATTCAGAACACACTGCTTTATTGGGACGATCATTGATTTTCCCACATTGGCCGCATCTTCCCTCTGCAATATTTTTATGATATGTACTACTCATAGTTTTTAAGGATAGCAAATCGCGATTTATGTCCGGACAAATCTATCTGCCTCCTTTCTCTGAATTTTTACTCTTTCTTCCGCATAACTAATTCATAATCGGTATCCGGGTATGTGATTCGATACTCTGTACGCTTTCCGTGTTCATCTTCCATGTTACCCATAAACCATTCATATACAGCAGCTATAACATCATTTGTAACATCTGTTTTATCGCCAACCCACATCTGTTTTTCTGTGTCTTGCGTTCCATAAAAAATTTTGTTTGTGATTGGGCTTACTCCAAATCCTTTTTTTCTCGCCATCTTCAAAACTCCTTTCTTAATCATCATCCATAAATACTACCTCAATCTGTAATTGCCACTTTCTTTGAACTCAACCACATACCCCTTAGACATCTCAATGATTCTGCTACCGATTGCTTCATCCACATCAAGTAAATCCTTCGGATATTTCTCTGTCGAAACGATCATAGGTAACCGCTTCAAGTATCTGTGATTGATAAGCTCGTACATGATATTTTTATCGCTGTCTGTGCTTCTACCCTTGAATAAATCGTCAATGAACAGAACACTCACATTCTTCATGCGGTTTATCTCTTCTGAATATTCCACGTTATCTGTAATATTCTGTTTCAAACGTGTAATTGCATCCCGGTAGCTCACATACTGAACAGGTGTACCATTCTTGATAAGCTGGTTAGCAACGCAAAAGCCTAACATTGTCTTTCCTCTTCCCGGAAGTCCGGTAAGTAATAAACTGTTATTTTTCTGATATCGTTGCATCGGCAAATCCTTGCAATACTTAGCAGCGGTTGCTTTCGCAATCTGCAATTCTGGTTCACTAAATGTCTGAAAATCATTAAATCGAACATTCACATCTTCCGCATCAATACCGCTTGCTTTCATCAATCTACGATATACGGTTTGTGCCATGCAATCACAATCTCTTGCTACCGATCTACCATCTTCATCCCTAACAATTACAATGTGTGTGTCTTTGCAGACGGGGCATTTATAGTTCGGTTTGAAATTTCTGTTTGCACTTTCTACTCGCATCCGTCGTAATTCATCAACCATTCCCATCTGATTCACACTCCCTTATAATTTCTACCGCTCTGATAAGTCCTGCTGAAAACGTATTTTCATTTTCGGAAATAGCAACTTCTCTTGCGTATTTATCAAAGTTTTCACAGGATATATCTGCTTCTGCGTTCAAATTTCCGATTACTCGATTTACGTTGATTGCTGTTGGAATTTCTCTTATATGCGTCAAAATGCTTTTGCCATTGACTTGCATATTATCAATACGTAAGTCGCGCAAAAGTCTCATTATAGATTTTCGAGTAATTAAATCATTCATTTTCTCCACCGCCCTTTATAATCTCGATCGCATCATCCAAATTAACTACAAGTTCTCCTCCCATGCCGTCATTCCCGAACCGTTCATATGATGATTCCTTTAACCGATCTACAATCTTATCTGTGTCATAAGCTGTCGGCTGTTCCATAATTGTTGATAATGTTTTTTTTGCTCTCATATCAACAGGAATACGATTTTTTGTATATAAATAGCTTAAATCTTTGATTAAATTATCTGCGTCAATCAATCTCATTTTCATCACTCCAATCTAACTTTTGACCACACTGGTGGCAGTACTTTAAATCGCTTCTAACTATTCTTCTTTCACACACTGGACATAGCCATAATGCCGCATAACCTAAATTTGCGATATATATCGGTTTCTTCGGTATCTGCTTTTCAAGTGCCTGTATTGCCATTTCGTTAGCTTTGTAATCATCTTCTGTAAATTTGCAATCGTTGTTCTTGTCCTCAATTTGCATAAACAGTCGCATATTTTTCAGTTTTTCTACTGCTTCACTCTCTATCATATTATCCCTCGCTTTCTAATAACTCTTTATTGTCAAAAATGTTGCCGGTAACTTCTACTGTGTTTACCGAATCATCCTCATCATTAAAATTCCAATAGATTTCCCACAATGATATATAATTATCGTTTTCACAAGCATATAAAATGTTTTCACACCCTGTAACACGCATAATATTGGCTTGCATTTCTTCCCAATCAATATTTTTTCGATATCCAATTCCAAAACTGCCACATTCAAACTTGATAGTCCCTTTATGCCCTAATAAGTCAACAATATCATTTTCCCAAATCAGCTTGCCGTTCTTATCTTTCAAGCCTGTGCATTGGCAGATTGTGGATGGGTCTATTTCGCTCCACCCGTCTGTTTCGCTACTAGAATAAAATATCGTGGTAGGTTCAAATATTAGATGAACTTCTTTGCCGTACATATCTAAACCTTTTACATACTGTCCTGTAACCCATTCTCCATTGTCAATTCTCTTCGCTTTAAATAAATATCTATCTTCCATGTTCTCTCCTATTCTGCTTCTGACTGAAGCCATTCTTTCCAGCATTTAGAACATTCCGTTTTTTCACAGCAACAATCGCACGGAATGTCCGCATACTGTGAGGAAATACCATCTTCTCCGACAATATCTAAAAACTCTGCTAACTCTTCATCCGACATATTCCTTATTCTGTCGGCTTTGGTCTGTGACTTTGCTTTTCCAATATCACTCATATTCTCCACCTCTCAATTCTTAATAATTTCTTCTATCTTTTGTCTGATACATTCATCAAAAACAGAAACAATTTTTAACACATTTGCTGGATAAGAATATTGAATATATTCCCATACATTGTCGTAACTGCTCTCTTCTTCAAATACTCTTATAAATTCATCATCTGTATGTGGATAACCACACCATTCTATTTCCTCAAATATTCGATCAAGTTCTTTCTTTTCGCTATCATCGTCTGCATATTCATAAAATATTTTTTTGGTTTCTTCATAGTCAAAAACATCAGGACTTCCATATATTTTATCTAGGATATACCCCTCATCACACCTCGCCATAAGTTCAAGGAAACTCTCACTTTTCGGTGTTTCTACCCATTTATATCCGTAATTGCCACAATCAGAAGTGATGGTGAGTTCGTACCGATCAAGATTAAATGTAAATCTCGCCCACAAACATGAACCATAGTCCTTATCTTCTTTTTCTTGCCTGTATTCCAGACAAAGCATGTTAGGTTTCACTATATTTATGGTCATTCATTCTCACCTCTCAATTCTTTCAGTTTTGCTTTGGCTTTTTCTTTTGTGGAAAAATATTTGCAACCGCTCTTGTCAATGCCATCAATTTCATATATCGCAAGTTCCCTTATAGGTCTTTTCATAACCGCTGCATACTTAGGATTGTTGATATCAACAATGAAATACACATATTTGCAAGGCAGAATAACAAGTCTGCCCTGCTCCTCTAAGTCCTCATAATCTCCAAGCTTCTCGCAAACACTTGTCATAATCTCACAGTCATCACATTCGCTACTCGCCCCCAATCCGTTACACTTTTCAAAGCATTTCGGATAGTAGTGACCTCCACTGTCATTTTTCTTCGTTAATCTCTCCATATCATCACTCCTCTTCAAACATTTTATTTATTTCTTCATCGCTCATAATCGGAACGCTCTGTTTTTGACGTTCTGCAAGCGAATCTAACTGCATATCGGTTACGGATTTAGACTTTGCATCTTCGGATATATGTCTGCTGCTATAATCATTTTTAAGTCCATATACATCCGACCAACAATGATCTACCGACTGATTCAGAATCTTAATCGCTAATCTGGTATCTCCGCCGGACAATCTTTCAATTTTATTTTTCATACGCGTAAGTGCCTGTTTCGTAGCAATCGGCTTTTTAATCTTCTTACGCATATCCAAAAATTCAGCGAATGCAGAATTAAGATCGGGATCATCATAATGTGTCGTTTTCGCCCCTATATTATTCTTATATTCTTTACTTCTTTTATTCTTTACTTCTTTTATAATAGGAAGGTTTGTTATCTGTTCGTTATCTGATTGCATTTTGATTTCATCAGTGCTTGTGGTTTCATCGCATTTTTGCTTGTTATCTGATTGATACAAATTGTAGTTTTTTATAGTAAATACGCTATATTTACTATGTGCTTTGCTTGTGATTTCTCCTGTGCTTTTAAGGTGTTTTAGTGCGCTGCGAATTTCATTGTCTGTTAAGCCTGTTTCAGATGCCAATTTCGATATGGAAGATGGGAAAGAACCACGCTCGATCAGTTCTCCTTTATAGTACCCATCCTTCCAATATGCAGACACAAGCATGTAGAAAAACAATCTAAATGTGTTGAAATCATCCCACCATTCCCATTCAAGAATCTTTCGATCTATCTTTACAAAGTTTCCCATAAAATCATCACTCCTCAAAGATTTCTATGTATTTTTCAAATCTTCTGCAATTTTAAGAAGATCATCACGCGTAAGATTCTTGCATTCTCCGGCGTAATATCCACAATGTTTATCTACAGCTTTGATAAAATCGTCAATCGCCTTATCGTAAATATCTTCAACTGTGTTTACATCGTATGCATCACACAATGCCTGATGCTGTTCTCTGTATGCTTTCAGTTCTTCCAGCCATTCTGCAACTTGCCTATATTCTTTGTTTAATTTTTCAGCAATATCAGGGTCTCTTGAAAATATAATATGCCCCTTTTCTGCCAAGGCTTTAAATCTTTCTATTGATTCATCAATCGTCATTATCTACCACACCTCCACTTCTTAAATTCTCTACTTCTCCCTTGATGCAATTAAGCGTTGCATTTGCGCAAGCAAGCGTTTCTTTTGTACCGCCGCCAAAATCTATATCATTCAGCATATTCATTACATCATTAATCGCATTATCATAACCAAACTTGAGTACTCTTTCATAAGTTGTCATTCTATACACCTCCTTCCCACGCTTTAAGCATTGATTTCTTGCTATCTATCGAAGTCTCGTTGTAGTAGCATCCAAGTTCCCAATAATACTGACTCTCCGGTGTGTAAATCGTAACCTGTGACATATAATCACGTATCATAGCCATAGCCTTATCTTTCCGTTTTTTATCGAGAAAGATAATCGGTCGTATTCCGTACCGCTTCTTATATGACTTTTTCCACCTCCTATGATTCATCACTCTTCATCCTTTCAATACATCTATTCTGTTTCTGACACACATAATTCTGAATTTCATTATCAGATATTCCATACACCTGTTTCAGAATTTCCATGCAGATCATAACATCCGCCATTTCTTCAATGAGGTTGTCTCTGCTGCCCTTGCCACGCTTCTTCTTGCTAATTGCCTGTATAAGCTCCGAACATTCCTCCATGCATACTGTCGTCTGTAAATCAGCACCATAATTTTCAACGCTCTTTGTAACTACGTTTGAATCAATAATAATCACTTTAATTTCACATCCTTTTCATTCATGCGGATTGAATACTCCAATCCGCACTCTTCTTTTAATATTGATATCTGATCGTTCCAATCGGTATAGTTCTCGCCGATACACTCTGCCTTGAAATTAAATCGTTTCTTAAACCGGTTTAATCGCTCTCTACCGAACCCAAATTCATCATGCAACGTTACAGATGCAAGGATCAGAATCGTGTCAAGCATCATGTTCTTTGCGTTATCTGTAAACTCCTGCAATGCCTTATCATCAATCCGTACAGGTATGTTATATGCTCCACGCTTCTTCAAATCCTCTTCTAAAGCATCTAAACCGTGTTCTCTTGCGTATCTAAGTGCATAAGACATTCCCTCACGTCTTGCTTGTTCCTCTTTGCTTTTGCTCATTTTCAATCACACTCCTAATTTTCTTTGTGACGATTTCTCTTGTACCGCTCATATTGTTCCTTATGCATATCTTTCAAAGAATTATGTACAAACTTCTGCTGTCGAATACTCTCTTTAAGTTCCTCATGTGCATCTGTATATGCCTTATATCTGTCGCATATACCGTGACAACCGATATGCCTATCAGAACAACACATGCACGGTGATAGTGGTTTTACCATATACAATCTCCTTATGCAAATTTCATTTGCCCTGTTTCTTCCTGCTGCATCCTCATGTTTGTCATACGCTTCGATATGCATAAATCCGGCAAATTAGCCTTTACAAGTGCAGCCGGTATCGGTGGGCATACTGCATTACCGCATCTTCTCACCTGTTCGCTTCGTGGATATGTCTTGCCGGTGTAATCATGGTCGATAATATAATCATCCGGGAATCCCTGGCATCCATACAATTCTTTCGGTTCCAACATCCGCAGTCCGATGTCTACAATCTGATAATCTACACCCTCGATTGTCACCAATCCAAATCTATCCTTGGTTGTAACTGTATCAAGTGGCTTTTCGATGTCTTGCCCTGTGGAATCTCCATAATATTTGATTAGAAACGCTCTAACCTCGCCAAAGTGACCGGCAGATGTTGTGATCGTGTGTAACGGCTCTCTCTCGTCTTGTCCTATTCCCGATTTATAGAACTTGCTCAAAAATGATGTAACCAATCCGTATCGGTTCGAACCATCCACGGTCATAATCGGATCTTTAATCGTCTGTCCTCTTACTTCTCCCTGTGTCGTCTCGGAATGATATTGAATCAGAGTTGGACTGATAAGGCAATGTTCATTCTTGCTCACAATCGTTGTAAGGGGTTCCCGTACATCCTTACTCCGATCCTTTGTGAACCCGGTCTGCCCGATCTGTACCATGTATGGCTCCACAATCCCGTAACCATGCTTTCCGGTGATTGTAGGCATCGGCTCTCGGATGTCGTTCGGTCTGCGCTCGCCACCGTGGTTGCACTGGATAATAAATGGTTCCGGATTATCCAAAACGAATTTTTTCAGTCCCCTTGCGATCCGATCCATCGTTTTTGGTGCAAGTGGTCGCACCGCACGGATTCCATATTTCTTTTTGATTTCCTCTGCCGTATCAAATATGCTCGGGCAAGGAAGAGAAAAATCCAATTGCGTATATGCTCCGACATAAGGTTTAAGCAATCCAGCCTTTACGTCCTTGCTGTCCGCCGGCGCATGTGTGGGTTCCGGCCATATAATAGGCTTTCCGTCGCATCTTGCAATCATAAAAAATCTTTTTCGCATAGTCGGTGCCCCATAGTCCGCTGCAACCAATTCTTGAAACTGCACTTCATATCCAAGGTCGGTAAGTTGCTGAACAAACCGTTCAAAGGTTTTACCCTGTTTATTCTTGATCGGATGATGCCCTCTGTTTAATGGTCCCCAAGTCTTAAATTCTTCTACATTTTCCAACATAATTACCCTTGGTCGAACAAGTCCAGCCCATCTACACGCTACCCATGCCAAGCCACGAATAAACTTGTCCTTTGGCTTACCGCCCTTTGCTTTGCTGAAATGTTTGCAGTCCGGCGAAAACCAGGCAAGTCCTACCGGATTCCCTTTGCATGCTTTTACAGGGTCAACTTGCCACACATCCTCGCAATAATGCTTTGTTCTTGGATGGTTTGCTTTATGCATTTTTATGGCTTCCGGGTCGTGATTGATTGCAATGTCTACACTGTACCCAGTTGCCATTTCTATTCCGGTGGAAGCTCCACCACCGCCAGCAAAGTTATCTACAATCAGTTCTCCGTTTATCATTTTCAAATCTACCAAAAGGAAACCTAGGTTTTATGTCCGGACAACCTTATTCCTTTCTTTGATTTTTAGTTAGTGCATACCCATACTTCCAAAATCTTCTAATGGGTAATCGTGTTTGTGGTCGTTTGCAAATACTTTAATTAAGCACTCTCCCGATTCTTGACCAAACTCGCATTCTTTACATCTAAATATCAAATCTTTCTGCCTGTCGGTCTCTGCGCAATTCATGCACCAATTTTTTGTGAAAATATCAAGTCCGTGTATCGCTTCTGTTATGTTATCAGCATTTCTCTTTGTAAAGTTCACTCTGAATCACCCGCTTTCAATAAATCCATAAATTTCTCATACTGTTTCTGCGACACCTTGTTATTAGCTTTATCTTCTCTTAATTCGATTTTAAGGTGCTTTTCTGCGATAGATGATAATTCCCTAGCTAAAACCTTTTTGCCTTGCTGTATGCCTTGCATATAGCCTTTAGGTGCTTTTCTCTCGCCTATTGAACCGCTTGCACGATTTTCTCCTTGACCGCCTAAACTGATATTTCTAAGCTGATAACCCTTATCGGCGTATAATCTGATATACTTCTTTTCTGCTTCGTCAAGTTGTGAAGCCGGAAGATTCATAAATTCAACTCGCCAACCATAAGGGTTCTTCTCTGCATCGTACAATCCGTGCGATCTAATACTTAAATCTATGTGTTGCTGATAACCGGATAAATGGCTCGCCAATCTGCTGATTATGTGTACCGCCTGTCCGATGTAAGCAAACTTGAATCCGTTTTCATCCTCTCTAAGTAGGAAATATATACCACTCTTGTCATTCAACTTAGGATTTACTTTGAGAAGTCGTTCTTTGTTCTTCTTCTCAATCGCATACACCTGTCTTAAATTCGTAGCCACCTATGCATCACACTCCTTTAAGTCGCTTGCTATCTGGTCTAAATCAGATACAATCTGCGCAAAGCAATCCGATGGGTTTTCGTTCACAAGGTCTTTAATCGCTTGTACAACGTCGTCCACGCCTTGATTGTACTGGTTCTGTTCGCCAGTATCTGTAATTTCGCTTTCTTTTCTGTATCCAATAATGTAGTCACAGGTGCCATCCGTATACATTCTCATGGGTTTTACATCGCAAAACTTTTTAATTTCTCTGAATGATTCAAAAGAAAAGATTCCTCGATATATAAAACTTGACGGATATACGGCTTTTGCACCTGCAATAATTCCATCTGAAATCATTTTTCACTCTCCTTTATCCCTACCGCCCACCACTTATAAAACTTAATATTTAATATTGAAATGTCCGTGTTCATTTACCCAATCAATAGCTTCCGCGTAGGTAATGCCGTTGTTCTTCAGAACATACAGAAGGTTATGGAATTTAGGATGCGTTTGCTTTAATCGTTCAAATCTGCTTTCTTTCTCTAAGTGGCAGCCAAATCCGCACAGAACACATCCTGTTCTATCACATCCGGTAGTATGTAAAATCGGTCTACCTAATTCAAATTCTTCCATATCCATAAAATCTGCAAGAGTAGTCTGCCCGGTCTCTTCATCATCTGTAACCACATTGCCATAAACAGAACAAATAGGAAGATTGTTTTCTTTGATGTATAAAAGCACATCTTGTTCCGTCCAAAAGCTCATAGGATTGCTCATAGGTTTTTTGCTATCAAAAGCGTTGCACCCACTTTGCAACCAACTTTGAGTACGCAATTTACTTTCACTTGCCATCTGCGCGGTTATCGGGACTCTTTTCGATTTTCTTGCATATAACCGCAATGGTTCTTTTTTCATCGTTTTACAACATTCATTTCCGCATAAGTCAAACGGTGCATCCAAGAAAAACTTATAGCGCGACTTGTCGTACATTTTTGAATACTCATTGGTTGCAACCCCTTTTTCTTTGTGCTCTAATTCTCCAAACAAAATTTTTGTTCTGCAATCAATTTTTTCTCCGCTGTTTTTTGCTATCCTATATGCTTTTTCCAACTCACTAGGGATAATCTCCGTCATTACTTTCTTGTAATTCTCTTTGTTTAGTCTCCGTTCTACGCATAGCATATCTGCCATTTGAGCGGAGCCGATTATCGTCTGTCTGTCTGTCTGTCTGTCTGTCAAGATTGTGTTTTCACTTTCAATTTTGTCAACAATACTTTTTAAGTATTTTTTTGCGTAATAAACACATTCTGACACTTCCTTACTAATCATTGGAAATCCATACTTTTCGCAAACTTCTGCAAATGAAATTTTAGGTTTCAAAATTACAAGATTATCAAAAGTCTGTGCAAACTGCTTTAACTCTGGATATTGTGTCGGAACATCTACAAACACAAGTGGAATATCTTTATAATTGCAAACATTTCGTACAATATCGACTAAAACCGTACTATCCTTACCGCCACTAAAACTGACGTAAACACCTTCTTCTCCAAACCGATCGACCCATTCATCAATTCTTCTCTTTGTCATTTTGATTTTTCCTGACAAAGGAAGCGATTGCATCTGATAAAGGTCTGTCATTGTATGCTTATTCCCCATATCATCAACTCCTACTTAAAAGGTAAATCATTGCCTGTCAATCCTGTCGGAATATCCATAAATCCATCATCAGCAGGCATCGGTTTCGGCGAATCCTGTGTATTACCGCCCTGTCTACTTTCACAAAATTCGTGTTCTTCGACAACAACGTCTGTCGTGTACACCTTATTTCCGTCTTTGTTCGTGTAACTTCCTGTCTGAATTCGCCCTACAACTGCAATCTTTGTACCCTGCTTCAAATACTTTTCTGCAAACTCGGCGTTTTTCCCAAAAGCAATGCATCCAATAAAGTCTGCGTTCTGTTCGTTCCCGGAATTGTCTTTTCTCTGAAATCTGCGATCAACTGCAAGTGTATATCTTGCGATTACTAAAGGCTCCGCAGATTGTGTGTATCTGATTTCCGGGTCACGGGTCAATCGGCCCATCAAAATTACTTTGTTCATGTTTAATACCTCCATCTCTAATATGTTAAATCATCATATTCATTTCCCTTGACAATGAAATCTTCTGCATACGTCATTTCGTATGAAATGCCTGTCTCTTTGCACTTGAACTCAAAACACGCTGCACTTGCAATCCACCGACACACATACCGCTTGCCGTTCTTATCTTCGCAAATATCGTGTTCATAGATAAGCTCTCCATCGGTGTCTCTGCATCCGGTGCATCGGCAAATCGTATCTTTGTCAATGATGTGCGCCATATCCATGAGAAGCTCCTTTGCAGACCGCATACATGCTCCCTCTGATTTCTCGATAATGAATACAAAATTGTCTTTCCAATCCTGTATCACAATGCCACCATATACCCATTCTTTATTGTCTGCATCAATGGCTTTGCACTGCATAGCATCCTGTTTCATTCCCATTTCATAATTCCTTTCACACCAACAATCTTGGCAATAATCGTTATCGCCATCGTGAATAAACTTTTCTGCATCGGTTGTTGTCTCACCGCATCTGTCACACTCAAACACGTAATAGTCATACTGCCTACCACAGTTAATGCATCCTTGCGGGCATCCGACACAATCATTTTCTTTCCATCTGCTCATCATCCCACCGCCTTGTCCTGAATAATCTTGCCCGGCTTAATGCGTGTAAGAAGTCCAAGCTCCAATCCGTTGTGCGGTCTCCACAGATGCAAACAATTTTCAAGCATGTTGACGTACTCGCTCTTTTTCGGCATGATCTGATATGCTTCCTCTTCATCATCGAAAAACGCATCTTTCAACTCGCACATTGCATTCCAATCCGGCAAGCGTCCGTTGTACGGACAGAAACTTACGTGTTCATAGCTTCTTTCGTTGTTTGAAAAAACAACGCTGCCCTTATACTTTCCGACCACGATTTCTGCGCTGTACGTGTTTATGTCGATTTTCTTCACGTAGGAAAGTGCTTTCTTAATTTCTTCAATATCTTTCATGCTGTCACTCCTTTTTATTCTCTGTAGCCGTCATATATTTCAATAAACGGTTCTTTCGTTCCGATAAAATCTTCTCCGACAACAATTTCGCCTGAAAGTTTTGCAAGTTCCATAAGTTCTTCTGTGCTTTCAACTTCGACATAAGCATCGCCATCCACAATTTCAACCTTATCCTTTAACTGTGGATATTTTATTAAAATAGGTTCTGCATCAATAATTGACGTTGTTATCAATCTAAATCTCATTTAATACTCCTCCCTTAAAACGGACATTCATTCGGATTCCGTAGCAACCATTCCCTGTTACGCTCTGCAACTTCCACATTCACATTTGGAACAGTTTTTTTCATCTTCTCAATGAATAAATTCTTATCAGCATTATTCTTCGATAAATGGCACATAATCACATTTTGCAAATCCTTTGAATTGTTCGCTTTCACAAAATCGCAAGCCGTGTCAATGCTCATATGCCCTCTAAGTACATGGTTTGCTTTTGCCGGATTACTCATGTCAACCATGCTTTTGTCATAATTAACTCCAAGAAGTATGTGGTTGATTCCATTAAAACGCCACTTAACAAACTCACAATCTGTGATATAAAGCATCTTGCCCATCTCTGGATGTTCAATTAAAAATCCATAGCAAGGGCACTCACTGCCATCTGAGTTAGTGTGAATCCATTTATTATCTGATGTCGTTAAATCAAATATTCTAACGGTAAAATAAGAGTTGGATAAAAATTGATTCATAATCAAAGGTTTGTATGGTTGAAAAACAGGAATACCCATGTTAATTAAATCTTCAACAGATTTGCTGTGATCTCTGTGGTGGTGCGTAACAACGCACCCAACCACATTTTTAATATTCCAGTTCAAACCTTTTTTGATTTCGGAAATCGGAACACCACAATCAAGTATAAGTGTTTCTCCACTGCTGGAAGTTAGCAGATAGCAATTTCCGGTTGATGATGAACCTAAACATTTTAGCTTCATACTCACACCTCGATTTCTTCATCCTGCGGAAACTGAAATATAGAATTGTTAATAAACTCTACTTTTGACGGATGATTGTCCGCTCTTATCATCACACCGCATTTCTTCAATTTTTCAAATTCCTTTACAACATCTTCTGAAACATCAACATTCTGCATTACGATAGGCATACCGATATATGCTTCTCTAAGAATTTCCATGGCTTTCAGTGCTTTTTCCTTCGATGAGTATTTTGCCATTTTCCCGCAAAGAAGTTCTTGTGGACTTGCTGCTAAGTTTCTGCTTGCTACTATACAATTATCCAAAGTTATTCCAAAAGCAAAATTTTCATATCGGATGTCTGTTGTTCCGTCCTGTGAAATTACTCTCATCCTTACTCTCCCTTCATAAACTCCGGCTCTGCCGATTCTTCACTCACGATTTCTGAATCTACAACCGATTCGTCAAAGTCAACGGAATTTGCACTCTGTTCAATATCATAAGCAACATCCTGTTCTACCATTTCTTCGTGGCTAATTTCCTCGTAATCATCGTCTCGCCCAAAGCCACTATATGTATTGTTGATTGACTTAAGCAGTCTGTTCTTGACAGTTTTCTTTGCCATCTGGTCTGTAAACTTCTGATGAACTCCGTTTCCGTTCTCTTTATATCCGAATCCCTGTTTCCAAGCTGTCTTGATCTGCCCGATGGTCATAATCTCTACTTTTGACGTTCCATCTTTCAGAAATGCGATCGCGTACGCACCCTTTATCTTGTCGTTATCAATGTTTCCAATTTCCTGTATATGCTCCGTGATTGTTTTCTTGCCGTTTACAATCGTGTAATTAAATGTATCTCCTTCATAAATAACCTCTGCCTCGATATCCAAAAGACCGTATCTTCTAGCAACGCAAGTCGCGCCATAGACAGATGGTTGACAACTTAACTTGCCTGCGTATGCAACCGGATAGCACTGTTTCTTTCTCATCGACAATCCATCTGTTACCATGTTGATAAGTGCGTTCTCGATGCTTGCTCTCGAACAGCTCTGCAAGACAGGCTTCTTATTCATATCTACTGTGTCCTGCAAAATCAACATCGCCGACATAAGTTCATTTGTGTAGTTGTAATTCTCCGGGAATGTCAGACCGAACTTCTCTTTTTGCTTGATTTCAATAACCATTCCCTCTGTGAAGTCTTTGGCAATAAGTTCCTTGCTCTGTGTCTCTTTTTCCTTTGCAATCTGTGTATTCTCTGCCATATTACTTTCCCTCCTAATCTTCTTTTACTTCCATTACTGTAACTGTAAGCGACGACCATCCATGCGTTCTCTTTCTTTTTCCAGTTATAGAACCAACAAAATAATCTTTAATATCCTCGATATCCTTAAAAGGCGTTCCCATGCTTGGGATCAACGCTCCGCTTGGAATTCGCATCAAACCGTCGTCAACATCATAAACATGCCCCGTCTTAAAAATATAATCACCATCAACAACAAAAATCTTTCCGTTGTAATACTCCTTCTTCGGCTCCTGTTCTACAAGATCAATCATTTCGTCATTACACCAATATCCATGATTCTTCACGCAATGACCGAAGCAATCATGGAATTTAGGTGATTCTTCGTCGAACTCAACCGCATAGTCAAGGTCATCCTGATTGCTCTTTTCGATGTACTCAATAGTTCCTGTTCTTCCACAAAAATTCCGTCCAAGCTCCATAGGATTCACAAGCTTCACTCTGTCTCCAGCCTTAAATTTACTCATACTCTCATTCCTCCATATCCTTAATAATCAGTTCCTTGTCGTCAGTTCTACGAATAACAATCAACTGTGTGTCAATCTCCGGTATTCTCCATGCATCCAGGGATTCCGTATCGTCAATAATGATTGGCATTTCCACATCATTCTTACGTTGGAATGCCCGACAAATATCAATCTCTGTAAGCAACTTCGCTCCGTGATTCATATTCCGGTTATATGGTTCTCCCTTATATATGAACTCGCAACACTCTTCTGTATCTCCGTTGATAAGCGGTCTGAATAACCGCACTTTGCAGAACTCCAAATACTGATTTACGCTTTCTGAAAGAATCTCATTTTTCTTTCTGTCGAGTTTCTTCAATAGATCAAGGATTGATTCCTGATCGGCAATCTTCTGCTGTGTGTCTCTCTGCTGTTCACGAAGCTGTAATATCTGATTGTCAATATAATCATTGACCGATGCTTTACCAATTTTTTCCGTTACATCCAACAGATCATGTTGCAGTTTTTTAAGTTCCTCTTTCAAAGAATCGGTCAAATTTGAGCCAATCGCTTCCTTATTATAGAGAGCTTCTTTTTCGCCCAATTCCGACTTAACTCTCTTGTATTCGGAAGTGTTCGTGATATCAACACACACCGGCATACCATCTATACGATTGTTCAGAGAATCATATTCGGCCTGTAAATCTGATACCTTCTTGCCCTGTTCCTGTATCTGCTTCTCTGTCTGTTCAATCTCTGCCTTGCAGCGTTCAAGTTCCGATTTCTCGAAGTTCCCACTTGCAACAATGTTGTCAAGTCTCTGTTTCTTTGTCTCTTCGTACCTCTCCCGGATTTCGTCTGCATTTTCCAGCTCTCTATGGCAAGTAGGACAGATCGTGCCATTTTCTCCGATTGTTTCTGCGTTGGTACGCTTCCACTCTTCGGCATATTGCTCACGAAGAGCAACATGTCGCTTAAATTCCGCTTCAAGGCTCTCTTTCATGCGCAAACGATCGTTTTGCAGATTCTTCTGCGCAATCAGTTCCTTATTCGCATCAAACAGCTTTTGTGTAAGCTCCGATCTTGTCTTGTCAAGGCTCTCATTCGCCTTATTTTGCAAGCCGGATAATTCAAATTTAAGGTTCAAAATCTTCTGCCCTAATGCGTCATGTTCCGCTGATGCATCCTTGATTTTGGCGTTCACATCTTCAATCTTGGATTCAATATCTGACTTCATCGACTGCAACTGTGACACGTCAATATCCATCTTTTGCTTCATCAATTCGTCGATACGTGGTGCATATTCATCTGCAATCTGCCGAAGTCCTTTAGACGACGATCTTCCACGTGAACCATTCAGAGTACGATTGCAACGCTCTTTCAGTTCCTTAATTGTTCCATCCGCAAGCATCGGTACAATAGGTGCAAACTGTTCATCTTCCTGTGCAATATCTAATGTCGTTTTATCTCCGAATGTCTTTTCCAACACAGTTCGTTGGTCTGCCGGTGACTTCTTCAACAACGATTGAGCATTCAAGCAATACTGTAGCTTGTCAGCATCTAAAAAACTATCTTCAAGGAACTCTGCGTAGTCCTTAACCTTTTTGGGAACGTCATTGATGTACGAATCCGTGATATTCCCAGCGAAATCTCCGTTCTTGTCGATTCTCTCTCTGAATACTTTTTTCAGTTCTTTCTCTTTTCCATCTAGCTCAAACGTAACTTCACACGTTGTCTCGATTCCAGAATAATCATTTCCGGATTCATCATGCGGCCGGATTCCTGTGATTTCCTTGCCGTTATCATCCCGGCAATTAAGAACATACTGCACAGCACGCTTGATAGTTGTCTTGCCGGATTCATTCACTCCACAAATCTCTGTTCTGTCTGCGATATCAGCATCAACAGTATTTGCACCAAAGAATTTACCGAAATTCTGCAAGAAAATATTCTTAATTCTTATCTTCTTCATGTTTGATCTCCTTTCTCACAATTTCATCCATTTTCTCGAATAACAAATCATAAGAAATTTTGTTAATTCTGTCGAAAATCCCATTATCTATACGGCCTTTTGCAAGAAGAATCGCCCCGATCATGTGACTTGTCATGTTTGAATCAAAACCCTCTCTAATTGCGCCCTCATAAATTCCAAACATTAGAGAATCCTTAAACTCTTTTACCAAACTCTCAACCGATGCACCATTTGTGTTCGCCTCATAGCGATCCAATTCTTCCTCAAAAGAACGATCTTTTTTTCTTTCTGTTTTCAGCTTGTTTAAGTCAAACATATTCTTTACTTCTCCCATTTCTTTTATTTCTCCCTTCCATTTTTCTATAAATTCTTAATGCTTTGTCGATTTTGTCATAGTTCCAATATCCATAGATCATAAGTACCATTCCGATAATTAAGATAATCTTCGGGGCCAACCGAAACTCATCCGTAATCGAATATGCGCCCGCGAGTGCCATAATGCCTCCGGAAACCACGTATGGATTGAATCTGCTCATCTTCTTGCCCTCCGAATATAATTATCAATGGTTACTCTTCTCCCTGTGTCCTTGTGAACCAAAAACAAATGGAACTCCGTTTCTCTCCGAACCATCCATTCATCTACGTTATAGCCTTGCGAATGGACGATTTCTTTCTGCGTTCTTGTGAGTTTCTTGGGTTGCTTCACTCCACATTCTCCTTCCCTAAAAATTTGTTCACAAAATATATTTGTGCTTTTCCTGTTGCCTTTGGTGTACGAGTAACAATGTTGCATCCGTTAGAATTTACGTGAACGCTTTCTTTTACCTCGAATAGTCCAAGTTCCATACTCTTTTGAGTAGGCATGTTCCATTGCGTTCCTTTTCTCTTACACAGATACCCATTGTTTCTCAACCATTCAAACAACCGCTTCTGCCCGATCTGATAGCCATTCTGACAAATCAGTTTTGCCAAATCTCCGATAAGAATAGATGTCCGGCTTGTTGCCACCGCATCTGCAAATATCGCTTTCGGTTTCATCTGTTCAATTCTTGCCTGTTTCTGCTCGATAATCTTGTCTCTTTCAGCGATCTTGTTATGTGCCACAAGCAACGCCTTTGAAAGCAATTCATCGTCAGATAGTGTTTCTTGCCCGGCTATATAACCTCCATTTTTACGAATTGACGGAAGAACCTCTGATGTTACCCAATCTGTAAAACGTTCTGCGGATTCTTTCCTGCTTTGAAAGATTGTCTTGTAAAGGTTTGCTTCACTGATAAATGTCATTTTCTGCATTCCACCCTTTGTAGGGGTATCCGCAGTATGGATACCCTTTTCGGATAACCTCTGCTTAACATTTCCTACATTAGATATTTCTAATGCTTTGCACACATCAGACAGGCAAAACATAGGTTCATTATTCGCTACTACTGTTCGAATTTCTCCAAATTCTTCGTTGTTAAAAATCTGTAATTCGTTCATTTCTGCTCCTTTCTGTGTTATACTCTCCTTATAAAACGAAGGGAGGTGTTGCCATGGATATTGATTTAACAAAAGTTACAGAGGTAAGGCTTGTTCGAGTGGAAGAAACCTGCAACAATTTGATAAAAGATGGTTGGAAACTAATAAATGTGTGCAGTTATTCGGACCCATTCGAAAAAGAATCCGGCACGGAATTTACACTTGCTCGGTTTCAATAACCTTTGCCATAATGTAGATTGTTGGTGTGGTGGATGCGTTCATGTTGAGATATGTCCACCCATCATCAAGCAACTTGTTTGCTTCATCCACGGTTACTTCTTTAATTGCTTCGATTTTTCTCATTATTCCACCTCGCTTTCTAAATCTGAAAAATCTGTAACCGGCATAGACAAATAATTCGCAATTAAAATCATTGTGTCTAACTTTGGCTTGCTCTTATCGTTTTTCCAATCTGATAAAAGCATTGGTGAAATATTAAGATCTGTTGCTACTCTGTAAGGGGTAATTCCTTTTTCAGATAATTTCTTTTCGAATTTGGAATATGATTGACCATATTTTCTGATTTTCGACATAAAACTTCTCCTTTCCTTAAAAATTCATTGCAATTATTAAGGAAATCCGTTATAATGAAATCGTCGAATAACAATATAACAAAACAGCCTAGGTTTTAAGGATTTCCTTAATCTAGGTCTAGTATATTATGGTTTTCTTTAATTGTCAATAGAAAATTAAAGATTTCCTTAATATTTTGGAGGTGCGCGTAAAATGTACGAAATATACCAAAAACTACTAGACATGAATGGAGTAAAAAGTGCAGATGTTGCAAGAGCTACAGGAATATCTAATATGACGTTTTCGGATTGGAAAAAAGGAAAGTCTACGCCTAAGATGGATAAAATTGAGAAAATTGCAAAATATTTTGGCGTTACGACAGATTATATGATGGGAAAGAAGTCGGAAGTACCATCTTTGTCAATGGCGGACGAACATTTTGAACTAATCAAATTATACTCTTCACTTTCAGAAGCAGATCAGAAAGCTATTATGCAAATAATGCGCAGCATGAATAAATAATAAAGGGGGATTTTATATGGATAATCAGCAATCTAATAATTATATGATATGTCCTAGGTGCAATCAATATATTCCTTATGGATCTGCTTTCTGCAGTTATTGCGGATTACAGTTTCAACCTCAAAGAAATATTCAAATTGATACGAAACAAAAAAAGAAAACTGAAAGCCCATTGAGTGCATTATCTGGAATAATCAGCCTTGTTGGTTTTTTCACTTTTGGATTTTTGATTATTTTAGGATTTATTATTTCTGTGATAGATTTGGCAATCGGTCAATCTAAAAAATATGATAATCACATTCACGCTTGCTCTTGGTTTTCGGTTGTATTGTTTATAATTTTAATAATTTTAATGATTTTTGGCTTGTATAGAATAATATAAAAATAAAGGCAGAGATTTTTTCTCTGCCTTTTCTCAATTCCACTCTTTGATGGCTAACTCAATAAACCTAATCAAGTAGTCCATCAATTTCTCATTTGTAATTTTCGCGATCATGTCGCACAACTTCTGTCTCTTCTCTTCCACGTCGTAACCCCCTAACACATAATTTCAAAAATCCATATGATTATTATAGAACATACGTTCTTTTGTGTCAATATTTAAGGGGAGAATGTGATAAATATAGGGCGATAGCACTTAACTACCGCCCCGACCAGAATATTGAGGGGGATTCTGGTGTTCCTATTGGGAACATATTTATAATAGCACTATAACTTTGATATTTCTATCGAAATCGTGCGTCAAAGTTCGACATCTATTGACTTAGTGAATAAGAGACATAAATGTGTTATATCCAACAATTCCATCAACCGTAAGCTGATAGTCTCTCTGATACTGTTTTACAGCAGATTCAAGGTTAGAACCGAATATACCCGGACATTCAAGTTGACAAACATATCCTTTAAGCATCAACAGTATTTGTACCGCAGTGACCATATATTGTTTCTCTCCACGCTTGACATAATGACTTCCAAGAGCTGTCTTAGAACCATTACCCCAGATGCCATCAACAGCAATTCCTTTCTTGTAATCAAGATTGATTGCTGTCTGCAAAACCTTAATTCCGGCTTTGATTGTGTTGACTCCTCGGATTCCATCAACAGAAATTTTGACACCAGCAAAATTATTTGCGTGTGTCTGTCCGTTTCTCACGATTGCATCTTTTCCCGGCACATTTGGAACTGGATTATTTTCCGGCTTGCTGACGTCAGCAGAAACAGAACCATTTGTAATATAGTCAAACGGATAATTCTTTCCCGGACACGCTGTCAAACCGACATCTCTGTGTCTAACAACTGTTGTGATTTTATATTTGTTCTTTAAGTAATCGATAAGCTCCTTAATTGCATTTTTCTGTGCATCCGACATTGTTTCGTTCTCGAAGTTTCCTTCTGCACAAATTCCGATTGAATTGTAGTTAGAACCGGAAGCGTGTGCGCCGATTGCGTATTCAGGACGCCCACGATAAATTGAACCATCCTTGCGAACATAAAAGTGATATCCGATTCCAGACCATCCTTTAGCTCTGTGTACGTTGTGAACAGCTTCAACAGAGCCATTCATTGCTGCATGGTGAAGAATAATTCTCTTTGTGCTTGATCTCTTTGATAATGTTCCAAATTCTAAGTTTGTTTCAATAATGTTCATGGTTATTTACCTCCTAAAAATAAACATCAAAACAAGACCTACATATTCCATTAGGTCTAAAAAATTATATAAAGCCATTAGGCTATATATCGTTATGCTACTCGAATAAACAAGACAAAAACTGCTATATATATAATGTCAAATATATGGAGTTTTTATCAATGGAGAATCGAACTGAAATTAAATGGAAAATATCGGATACCGAATCTTACTTGGTACAATTCCTAAATGATGGACATATAGGTTATTTTCACTCGACAGATAACGAACACAATTGGCAGACAATATTTATGAAGTAATCCAGCTGTATTTTCGGTTTATCCAACTAAATAACATACACATAATGTAAAAGTTGTTGGGTTATTTCGAGAAAATATAACCCTTATATTTGTTGCACTTGTGTTATAAAATCTTGTAGCACATAATGGAGCATTACCAGAACATGTGCCAATATATACACTAATGATTTTGGCATTGTTTGGTATTCCAATATCACTATAAGATGTGTCCCAAGCATACATTCCCCACCATTCTGTCAACGATGTAATTGTATATGTTTTGCTAGAAATTTTGATGTCTGTGTTTGATAATTTAGTACCTATATTCGAGTTTAGGATACTTAACGCTCCTGTCACAGTTCCATCTCCAAGCGTTGATATATCTGTTGTTCCCATCTTAGACAACAACCATCTTACATTTTTGAAGACAGTAGACACTTTGCTAAAAATCGAAGCGTGTGTTTCTCCGCTTGTCAGCAATGCAGGTGCCGTAGAATCGCCTGTTGTTGAATCGTTCGATGTGAATGTTGTAACATTGGATTCGCTGTCACCATTGGCCTCTAAAGCTCCAATATTTGCACACGTAATGTTTACATTTCCACGTCTAAAATTTGCTTCATTTGCTCCCTTAACACCTGTTACCGGACTTCCGGTTAAGATATCCCATTTACCGGCTACTGTCTTATACACATTGCTTCCTGCCGGTTCTGTGATTCCTGCACCCTCAACAAAATCAGAAGTGGTAACAAATTCATCGGATATATTGTACATATCACCGGCAGATGCAGAACCAACAGACGGAAGATTTGCAAATGTCACAGTTCCCATCGGTCGCAATGCTCCGCTGAATGATTCAGAAATGGCTTTTGCTTGCTCATAATATTTCTTTGCGTTTGCTTCTGACGTTGCGGCGTTAGATGCACTTGTGGATGCCGCCGACGCTTTAGATGTGGCTGTGGAAGCGCTATTGACTGCCGCTGTTGCACTTTGGGCTGCTTCACTCGCCTTTGTGCTTGCCGTAGATTCGCTTGTAGCGGCGGATGATGCACTCTTGCTTGCATTGCTCTCTGACGTTGCAGATTTTGTTGCAGATGCACTTGCGTACGATGCACTTGTAGCGGCTTCACTTGCCTTTGTGCTTGCCGTACTCGCAGAATTAGCAGATGCGATCGCACTCTTGCTTGCCTGTTCACTGTAATATTTAGAGTTATCGGTATCTTCGCCATCACGAACACCTGAACCGCCGATAGCGTATGATTGTGATAACTTGGCATTGTCGTATGCAGAATTACTACTTGTCGTTGCTGAATTTGCCATGTTTGTCGCTTTGGCTGATTGTTCTGTTATCTTAGCAAGATAGCCTGTTTCAAGCATCGCATCAGTAATAGAACCATTCTTAATAAATGCAGAAATGGCTCCTGTTTTATCGTTAATCGAAAATGCGATTGTCGCAGAATCCTCGAACTCGTATTGTGTAATAAGCGCAGACATATCTACATATTGTTTAGAACCATCTGATAACGTAAGAACAAGTCTCTGATTTACATAATCGTACGAAAAATTCACAGCAATTTTTTCTAGGTTTGTATCATAATCTACGTGTGAACCGTTCTTGTACGTTACAGTAATAACGCCTGTATTACTATTTAATGACACATCTGCAACCATGTCATTTACGACTTGCATATCTGCCTTAACGGTGTCAAGCGTTATTATTCTATCATCTAGCTTGTCGATTGCACTATCGCCAGCATTGAGGTTTGTTGCGTTCAATGGTGTGTTTGTGCTTGGTCGATTCAACCAATTTATTCTATTGAATATCTTACTCCATCCTTGTGACATTGCTATCTACCTCCTAACTTCTTCTCTAACTCTGCAATTCTCTCGTTCTGCGATTGCACTGTTGCTACAAGATCAGCAATCAATTCCTCATATCGAATTGCCTTACCACCATTTTCCCCTGTGTCAATATTTGCATCACAGTAAACTCCCCAATCGCTCTGCATAGAATCGTGAAGCTCCTGTGCGATAAATCCATGATGCAAGCGATCAGATGTGCCATCTTTATACTTGTACTCAACGGGATTCAAGGAATAAATAAAGTCACTAGAATTTTGCGTGTCTAGTGACTGAATATTTATCTTGATGCTTTTGTCTGAGGAAATAACCGGCGAAGATCCCAAATATGCAGTTCCGTTCGTAAAGAAACCAGCCGTTTCCACTTTAGCATAATCTCCGGTTTTTGGGTATCCATCTTCATATACTCCAACGCTCGTCGGTGTAATTATCGTGTGCCTTAATTTTGCTCCAAGAATAGATATTAGCTCCTGCATAATTAAATAACCGACATTGTCTTCATATCCTTCTGCTGACAATCTCATTTCTGAATACTTTTGTCCATTGTAATAAAATTCACTCTTAAATGTTTTTGCATTGATGTCGCCTTCGATGTTTGCGTCATTGCAAGTCATTTTTCCTTCTTTTGTAACGCTGAAATTATCAGAAGTTATTGCAATATTCTTACCTGTAAGATTTATTGTTCCTCCGGACAGAAGATTGATTACATCACTTGCAGACAGATTTATATTATCTGCGTCAACCTTAAATTCCGTTCCGCTACCTGTATCTCCAATCAGTGATACTTGAATAATTTTGTCCGTTGCAGAATCCACGCGAAGCACAATCTGCTGTTCAGTTTGTTCAATTCGTGTAGACAGTTCGTTTTCTGCGTCCGTTGCGCGCTTAACTTCCGATTTCAAACCTTTCTCTGTGACTTGTACGGATGTCTTAACTCTCTCTGTCGTTTTATTCAGGCGTTGAAGCTGTGCGGTCACGCCGTTCATATCGTTTTCAAGCATTTCTTTACCTTTACAGATATAAGCATCTCGAAGTGCCTTAATTCCGGTTAAATCACGTTGAAAAACATATGTTTCAAATCCATATCCGTTTACTTCACCGCTGATAAAATCTCCACATTCAACGTATGGTTGTCCCTTTATCTTTGATGAATTGATTGGTCGGTAAGATATAGACGAAATCTTACTCAACAAAGCATTCGCAAGTGCTGTAATCGTTTCGTGTGTCTGCCCCATAATCACGAAGTTATCTTGCACGTAATAAGGATTTTGATTGTACTCTGTCAATACCTGTGCGCCCTCTGAATCAACGATTATTACTCCGTCGATATTTGATGTGAAAAAGTCCTCAACAAGCGGATGCTCATACATAAGTGACGTAGAAATATTGAATGAATTTTCACTATCTCCACTTCCGGCAGATGGGTATAAGTCGTTTGCCGGGAATAAATCATCAGCCGGCAACAACATAGAAGATTCAAGTGACAAATAATCAAGCTTGCCATATCTATCCATCCGACCAAACACACCGCTAATTTCACATATCTGTTTCATTAAAGAAAGTCCGTTGATTCCGTTTGACGAATCAAGTTCCTTGGTAAGCATGATATTATCTGCAATCAACGTGACTTCGTTCTGCTCCACACCGACATAATTGCAAAGACTGTCCCTAAAATTCTTTACACTGATAGGAAATGTAAGATTGTCATACCAATCCTTGACGTCCACATCGAAATACCGTATCTTATCATATGCGGTCAGTTTCTTATAGTCTTTGCCGGCGTATTTTTCTATTGTTTCCACATAGAACACGCCCAGCGGAATCTCCGTTTTGTTTGTGATAAGTACCGGCTCGATTTCATATCCTTTAATTCCACTATTCAGATTGAATACCGTCAATTCAAAGCTGGATGCATTACAACCGCCAAATTTAAGTTGTTCTTCTTCACAGATTGATTCATGCAATGTCATTTGTTCCGACAGCACATCAGAGCCCTCAATCGTCGGAAATGCATTATCCTTAAATCTCACTTCCAATTCGATCGGTGTGCTATCTTCGATATATAATTTTTTAATCTCTTCCGAAATCTTAATCATACTGTTTTTACTCCATAAGAAATCCATGCCATTCTTGTTGACGTGTATTGAATTTTTGTTGCATCCGCAAAGTACATAGTTGGTTCAAAATCAGCCATGTACATATCACTTGTCACATACTTATCCAATTCAGGCACATAAACTTCAACACTTGCTTTTTTCTCAACTGCATTTGTATAGTTGGCTTGAATATTTGCAAAAATGCTTGACACCTGCGTATTATCAAGCATATTTCGTGTCTCAAATTCAACTTTCGGTGCAGTATTTTCCAAAGCCGTTCTATGTAAAATTCCATTTACATCACGTGTTGAATCCAAGTCTTGTCCGTAATTGGTTGCCTTGTAGCTTTCTGCCTTAATCATCGAAAGCGGAAATATGTAATTGCCAATCTTAATTAAATAGCCTTTATATGCCATCTAACCACCTCACATAAAAAGGGCAGACACATTTACGTGCCTACCCTATAAATTCTTAATATAACAATGGATTTGTACCTGTCCGGTTGTACGCTTGCCGGTTCGACCTCTTAACGCTCTCGAATATATCATTTGATGATATTCCTGTATCTTTTGCAAGAAGTTGTCTAAGCAAGTCATTCTGCTCACGCAATAACCGGTTCTGATCTGCCTGTGACATTGACATTCCATCTACAATTCCGCTTGCAATGTCTGTTGACATCCGACCGGTATCAATAACTGTCGACGTGCTTGTTGCCACATCTGTATTGATTGAAGATGCAATGTCCGCTGACATATCAGCCAAGTCTTGCAATGGGTCTGTAAACTGCAATGATGTGTTGAACGCAGATGTCAAATCCGTAGCCATTCCGCTTGCATCGTTTAACAACTTAGGCATGGCACTTTCCATACCTAAACCGATGCCGGGTGGCAAGAATTGACCGATTTCTTTATTCCATAATCGAGACGGAGAATGAATACCAAACGCACGTTTTAATGCGGATGTCAATCCTCTTGCAAGAGACACGATACCTCCGACAAGTCCGGCTGGACCCGTGCTATTCCATTTGTTTGTTAAGCCGATTCTAAGTCCGTTGACAAGGTTCGCTCCGATCGGATTCCAATTCTCACGTTGAATTATTCCGCTCGTATTCTTTGTATGTTTTCTTGTATCGGATTCAACACCGCCCCATTGATTATTTGCTCCGCCACGAAGTCCACCTAAAGCGCCAACAAATGCGTTAGTCACGTTCTTGCCACCGTTTGATGAATCTACTTGCATCTTAGCAAATTTCTGTGCCATATCGGATGCCATACCATTAAGAGTTGTGCCAGAACTGTTCTTCATTCCTGTTAAAGCATTAATCACAGACAACGACATACCATTAGCTGAGCTTGTAGCATTTTTAGTCATAACAGAAAAATTGTTTGTAGAATTTCCTGCCATTCCTTGAATACTTGTTACAACCGACCCAGCCATTCCTTGTACGCTTGATGTCGTATTCTGTGACATATTTTTGACACTGTTAGATGCGCTGTTGTTCATGTTATTGTAATCGGAAACTACACTATTTTTAGTCTGCTTAACAAGCGACGTTATTTGATTTTTCCCATTTGCAACAGAAGCTCCAACATTGGCTAATCCGTTTTTAGTCTTTCCATCGACATCTTTCCCCGTTTGTTCCACATATCCAGGAATCAATTTTAAAAATCCGCTGAATTTTTCAGTCATTTTCCATGAAGCATTTTCGATTGCTTCACTAAGCACACCAAAAGAAGATCTTCCTGTTTTTCCTATGCTTTTTAATGGTTTTTCACCCATTGCAACGGATTTCCATACTTTTTGTACCTGCGGTGGCAGATCTGATATTTTTTGCTCCATAATTTTTATGTTGCTTATTTGTTCTGCTACCTGTTCTCCTATGCTAGTATGTCCTTCTTTGATTGTTTCTACCAATCCTTTGATAGCTTTGAATGGCGTATCGTATTCTCTATAATACGATGCCAATTCGCTGTCTCCCTGTGATTCTGCAAGAGATGCAAGACCTGTATTTACTTGTTTTCCGATCAATTCTCCAAGTCCAAGACCTGCAGCAATGGCAATCCCTATTTGTCCCAAAGAAGCGGTTGCGGCGCTTGTCTTAAAGTAAGCCGCCATTCCACTAAGCAAACCTCCTCCTGCCGCATTTCCTACGGAAGAAGATGCAAAATGAGTAACTATTGCATTTGTGATTGCGTTTTTTGCAGCCGATGTTAGTTGCACAGCCGTAATCACAACGCCAAGAGAAGCAATCGTAAGGCTAATAGCCTTTGCAATGTTTACATTCCCCTCTTTGTCTACAAGCCACTTTGCAACTACATCTGCAAACTTACTGAACGGTGTATTTTCGTACAGCCAATTTCCAACCTTAAATCCAATTACCGCTGTTGTAATTGAGATAGAAATTGCTTTGCTAAGAGGAATGGTTTTATCGCCAATTCCTGTTGATATTTCCTTTGCAAGCAAATTCTTTAACACGCCTGTGGCAATCTCTTTACCGCCATGCATCCATTTAAAAGCACCGATGGCAATTACAACCGTATCAAGGTCTAATTCGGTAAGGAAATCAACACCACCTTTTAATACATCCGACCATGATATATTTTTTAAGGCAGTAAATATTGTATCTTCGATTCCATCTACCCAACCATTGATAGCCTTTGCAAACTTCTTAAAATCAAAGTTTTGGAAAAATCCGTTTATTCCATACGCAATGGACAATCCAAGGTCGTCAAAATCAAAGTTATCTGTAAAACTAAGCGATGCAGTAATTGCAGTATTTAATGAATTTGCAATAGTTTTTCCTGTCGCATAGAAAAGTTGTGGAGATATAAGGCCTGTTAAAAAGTCCGCCAATCCTTTTCCAAAATTCTCCGCACCCTTGTAAGCACTATCCCAATCAATGCTTTCAAGTTCTTTCGTCAGATTTATTCCGATGTATTCTCCGAGTCCTCTAAGGTTAGAAATGGCACTCTTGTAAAGTCCCTCTGTCTCTGTGACATTAAACTTCATTCCACCACTTGAACCACCGGAAGATGCACCGCCACTACCACCAGAACCACCACTACCACCGGGACTATCGTTAGGCGTATTCAGTACATTCAGTTCGTCGAAGCCTTGTAATTGTTGCTTCAACTTTTTTGCATTATCAGCCGCTTTTCCTGTGCCGGACGCAAGGTCGTCCGCGCCCGTTGCTGCATTCTCGAAATCATCTGCAAGCGCACCACGTTGGATTTCCAATTTCCATCCGAATATTGCTCCTAAAGCATTAACAATACTTTCTGAAAAATTGATAACCGCATCCAAGCCTTTATTAAGTGCTTGAAGCAAAGGCTTTAACATGTTGATGCCGGCATTACCCCAAATAGCACCAAGTCGCTTGAAATTCTCTCCAAGTAAACGCACTTGGTTATTCCATGTATCGGCGGTTCTTGCGAAGTCTCCCTGTGCCATCGTGGTCTGCGACATGACGTACTGATACCGTAACATCGTCTTTTCAGCCTGTGACATTGAATCAATGTTTGCGTTCATGCCATTATTCAACGCCCATTGCTTCAACGTAGCCTGTGTAAGATCAAGACCATATTTACGAAGTGGAACTACCATTCCGGTATATACCGCTTGTAAATCTTCCGCAACGTCGGCTTGCGACTTATCATAGAACGATGCAATATCGCCAGCCAGCTTTGTAAGATTCAAAGACACATCTGCCATATCGTCGGATGCTTGCACATATCCATTTGTGGATTTTGCAAGGAAGTTGTTCGCATCTCCGACCTGTTTTGCGGTGATACCCATAGCAAGGCCCATTGATTGATATGTTGACGCATATTTCTTAAATGACAATTCGGACATTCCAAGTGTATAAATCGCATTCTTAGCCTGTTCTTCGACTTTGTCCATAGACGGTCCAAAACTGTGACTTACAACATTTTGAACTTCTGTCAATGCACCGCTTATATCTATTGCTTTACGAAATACACCAAGCGCACGGAACAACATCCAATATGTCGCATACACTTTACCGATTGCAGATGCAAGGTTAAATGAGTGCTTTGATGCTTTCTTTGCAGAATTTCCCCAGCTATTAAGCGAAGATGTAAGTCCGCGTGTCACTCCACCGACGCGATTACCGTTCGATGCAAGTTGTCCGATTGCTTGCGTCATTTGGATAATGTTTGCATTAACTGTCGGTGCGGTTGACATTGTTTGCATAAACCGTTTCAACGCTTCCGCAAGCGCATCAAGGTTTGCAGCTGTTTGTGCAGTTCTGTTTCCAGCAGATGCAAGAAGTCCTAACGCCGACGCAAACTGTATTGTATTCTCTGATACAACGCCAGCCTTTGACAACGAATTTATAAGTCTTTTAAGGTTTGCCCCTAATAGTGGTAATGCTGTGCTTGTTGCCTGTGCATTTGCTCCGGCACTCGCTAATCTCGACACCGCATTTACGACTTGGATTGTGTTACTTGCAACACTTTTAGAACTACTTAGCGCAGATGTAAGTTGATTTATGTTTGCGCCTAACTGTGCAAAATTTACGGAGTTAAGTCCGCTCACATTTGAATTTGATAATCTTGTAATCGAATTTATAAAATTCACAAGACCTTTGTTGTCAAAATTCAAACCGCTAAGCGTTGCAATTCCACTTGCAAGCGGTGTCAACGTGCTTGATAACTGCGATAGCTTTGTTCCATCCACCGCTTCAAATTTCTGTATACCCTTGGCAATTCGTGTAAAATCAGACAGTTTTACGCCCTGAAAACTCTGCATTGCGCCACTAAGGATATTCACACCGCTAGCCAGCTTTTGCATGCCTTTCGTGTCTACACCACCAAGAGATTTAGACAGAACACCCAGTTTATTTATGAGTTTGTCGATTTCGTTATTCGCCTTTTGTGCTTCTGCTCCGATTTTAATCTGAAGGCTATCAATTTCCGTTGCCACGATTCCACCAACTTTCTGTCATTACATAGTAAAAAAGACGGTACATAAAAATGCACCGTCTGATAAATTTAATCCGGGCTTTCTGGAAGCCCCAAACTCTTCAATCTTTTTATTCTTTGTTTCATTTCATAAACCGCGACTTCTTCGTTAGATTCCGCGTTTTTGTTTATTCTTTTTTCTTCTTTGTCAATAGCCATCAAAACAGGTTGGTTTGCATACTTTCCCTTTGGATTCTTTGCAAAATTAGCTTCGATGGCAACCGCTACCGCTGACATTGTATATTTGCCATTAAGCCAATTAAGAGCATCTATCTGTTTGATTTTTTGCTTATATCCGTCACGCACATATTCCAATTTCCTAGGATTCATATGCTTAAATTCTTCATACGAAATTCCCATAGAATATGCCGAAGGGAAAAACCCCTTCCATATTACTTCGTGGACGCTTTTGAACTCTTCTTGTGGTCTTGTGGCACTACATTCGGTGCCTGTTCCTGTTCCGCATTCTCCATTGCCTGATTCATGGAATCCACCATCTTGTCGATTCCGCTCGTCACGAAAAAACCATCATCTTCCATGCATGGATAAATTATCTCGTTATATACATCTCTGAAAGACTTCTTTTCCTGTTTCATATATTTTTTTAACAGAGTCCTCGCTTCATCTTCGGATACAGGGTTATTCTCTAAACATCCGGCATAAATGGCAAGCACGCAAATCTTAGGAATTGTAGCAAGCATTTCGCTTGTTCCATCAAGCATTGCAACCGCAATATTGTTTCCCTCCTGTGCCGACCGCGCAATATAGATGCCTGATTTAACCTCAAACATTTTTTGCACAAGGTCTCCCACTTCTACTGCATCAAAACCAAACTCTAACTTATATTCTTTTCCATTAACTGTAATTGTTTTCATAATTTAATACCTTTACCTTTCCTCCTATGTCTTTCACATAGGAAAGGGGCAGACCGAAGTCCGCCCTTTCTGTGCAATGTTTAATTGTATGAATCGCCAATATAGAACGAATAATCGGCTGTTTCTTCTATATTTTCGTCAGTCGCAACAGCCTTCTTTGATTTTCTAAGCGACTGACTTACGATTTTTTTGTGAGCGTAATTGCTGTTGGATAGCCCTGTTCATCTTCTGTGACTGCAACGTCGTAACTATCTTCAATCCACTTAGGTACTGTCTGAACCGATACGGTTGCGGTTCCTGTTAAGTGGTCGTCAGAAGCCTCACCTGGTGCAAACGCCTCCTGTCCGATAAAAGCACAAATTCCCTCCGAGCCTTTTCCGTCTGTACCATAAAGGATGATAAAGTCAAGCTTCTTCCCTTCGTTCTCGACCATCTCATCCTTGTACTTTTTCTCAAACGCTCCTTCGACTTCCATTGAACCAGCAGAACGTCTTCCCATCTCCTGTGTCTCTACCAAATCTTCAAGAGTTGAAGTATCTACCATATTCTGTGAGCCAAATGGTGACGGAATTGATTTAGCTCTGATTAAGAGCTTGTATGTTCCCGCCCAATATTCTCCAGCCGTAGGACTTCCAGTTGGAATCTTGTAAGCGATTCTTGATTTTAAGCCTGTTGCCATATTATTACCTCCTTAAAAATAAAAAAAGAACCGATTATATCAGTTCTTAAATTAACCTGTCATGTTTATCTATTGTTCTTTTGAACCTTGTCGTGCATGTATATACACCACTTGTAGAATCTTCAAAAAGCAATCCTTGCAAATTTTCAAACATCATTTGTTGAAAAACATCTGCTACTATCGCCAAAATTTTATGTGCATCCTCTTGGCTTGTATTTGTAATTGCCTTTACTTGATACGTTGGCGTGATGGATGTGATTTCTTTTGCTTCAAGAGTTTTTCCATTCACCGCAAACCCAATTTCTTTTACATAAATAGTTGGAAATGTAGGCTTGGATAATCTACTGCTTAAATTCGTAATGGTCGTTCCATTAAATTGAATTTTGCTATTTTTTGCAAATTTCTTTTTTAATACCGGAATTGCATAAGCATTAAGTATTCCAATTATCTTTGTTTCGTTCTCGTACGCCCATGTGTTATCAACCATTTTTGAATACCTCTTTTACAGTTTTCTCGACCAACTTTATAAGTTGCAGCGATGTGTAATACATAAATGGTCTGCTTGGCATACCTTCTGTAAAATACCAATTCCCATCATCACCCGGATAGAACCATCCATATCTACCATCTGCAAGCTGCCTAATTGTCTTACCGCTTGCGTAGTTCCATGTTACGCCATCCGGCAATTTCCCCGGATAAGGTGATTGCTTACCTACAATTCCTGTTCCGAACTCAACCATCAACGCATGATCTGTACCAGCCACAACCGCCCATACACCGCCGCTTTTTGTGCTTCCTTCGTATTCAGAATGGATGCTTGAAAGAAGTTCCGAAGTGAATACTGCGTCAAGGTCTGCAATCTGCACTCTGGCAATCTCTACGCCCTTTTCAGCCAACTTTTGCGCTACCATTTGACATTTATACGTCAAACTATTTTGGTAGTCTCTAAGCTGTTTTATCGCGTTTTGAATGCTTGATTGAGACAGACAATTCATACTGATTGTCTTTTTACGTGCCATGCCATCACCTACTCTGCGTTCTTCACATTCTTACGGAGCAAATAAAGGTCAACTGTCAATCCCTCATCCGCCACACCTTTGACGATGTAATCTGCCGACGTTGAATCAATGATTGTCTTTTCATTGTCCTTATATCCAACTTCCGACCGCTTCCATATCAGCGCACCTTCCACGAGCGGAAATGCGTTTTTGTCTGCGACAAGCTGTGCATAATTTGTTGAATCATCGATTCCGAACTCTTTTGCGGTTGCTTCGCTTAACTTGTTGCTGATAGAAGAATAAAAAATAACAGGCTCCGTATATGCTTCAATCGGTTCTCCTGTTACTTCTGGTATCTTATTGCCATCTTCATCCAAATATGGAATAAATGTGCCATCATCATCCGTATATCCGGTATAAATGATATTCCCATCATCATCGCGTCTGTACTGCGGTTGCAATCCAAGGCTAAGAGAATACTTCATCTTCTGCTTGTTAATATCTAATGACATTTACTTCACATCCTTACCAAACCGCTTCCACAGTTCAGATAGCTTTTCCCATCCGAACATTGAAACAAACGCCACAATAAATCCAGCAATAACGGACGCAACGATCATATACCATAGCATTTCAGCTTTGATATACTGCATATAAGCGATAAACGCTGTTACAGTAAGAGCGATTGAAAGCGCAAATACAACTAAGTCTGTTGGTACATTCTTAAAGATTCCTTTAATCACCTGTGTGATAACAGACACGATAAATGCCAAACCTCCAACCACCGCAAGTAAGATTGTTGCATTACTTAATAATTCTTGCATATCAATTACTCCTTTCCATATTTAGACGTTCCTCAATGCCATCTAAGCGATGATGAAAAGATTTAACACTTTCTTCCACTTTAACAATACGGCTGTCGTGCGAATTGATTTCTTTTCGCATTTCGGACACTTCATTTTTTATGTCTGTTGTATTGTTAGAAATGGCATCTAACTTCATATTGATTCTCGTATTCTCTTTCACACGTTCCTCAATATCTTTAGCATCTGTTCTTTTGTTGTTCTTCAATCCCATAAAGACGGAAAAACCAAGTGATAACACGCTTATAATGATTGCTGTTGATATCTCAATAGTCATCAATCATATACCGCCTTTCTTATTAGTTGACACACAGCCCACCACCCTTAAAGTGTGCCGCCTGCTACTGCATCTGCACTGCAAACACAATAACGCACAATCTTCTTTTATAATGCCTTTACAAACGGATATACACCAACAAACAGGCTGTCTCTATCTCTCCAATGGCGCGATACTCCATTTTCTGAATAGCTCGTCATGTAATTCTCGCCAGCTTGCGAATAGTCGTACACAACAAGGTTTACTATGATATTCTCAAAAAAGTTCATATCTTCTTCAATCATTTCCTGTGTGTAAGAATCCGGGTAGCACCGCTTTGCAATAACATCTTTTTTTGCTTGCTCAATTAGTTGTTCAATAAGCGGATTGTTTTCGATTTTATCAAACACAACAACATCTTTTCCGTCAACCTTCTCCATATGAAATTGTTTCAATCTGATTTTGACTTGTTCCAATGTTGTCATTTTTATCTCCTACAATCCGAATTTTGTAATCAGAATCTTTTTTAATTCTGAACCGTTAATTTCTTCCGCGTTGTCAATTCCGTACATCTTAGCCAAGTCTTGTAGGTCGGCGGTAGACATACGGTTAATCTCTGTTTTTGTGTAATTTGACGTTGGTAGCGCCATATAATTAGAAGGTGCCGGATTTTTGCTATCTTCCGGCACCTCGTCACCAGCCTTATACCAAACGCCATCCTTAATAACAATATACGGATACTTCATGGCGCCCTCCTACTCTTCCGAATGAACCTCGTAAACGAAAGTGCTGTCCATATTTTCGTAAGATGGAAGGACAACCTCTGATGCAAACGTAGACATCTTCATTGGTGGTCCATACTCAACCTTTGTTGCAACAGTAATACCTGTTCCATACTGCATAACATCGACATCCGCAACCTGTCTAGCGGTTCTTTCTTCCGGTGTGGTTCCAAACCAAGTATTGCCAAGACTGCCCTCTGGAAGAAGTGTAACCTTGTTGTCCGGGTAGAAGTACTGTTCCTTGCCATCATCATCAATGTACATTTTATCGTAAAGCACAATAGTGAGCTTTGTTCTCTTTTGTACCACTGAAACAACAGTATCATCATCAACCTCAATAGTTGCTGTAAGGTTCTGTGCAAGAATTGAGTTTCTTATCTGTGCATTGTCAAGCAGATATTGAAATGTGTTACTGTTCATAAGTGCGTATCTAGCAATCTTGCCCTGCTTCTGTAACTTCTTTCTTGCGTTGTTAAGGTCTGTAAGTGGCTTTGAATTAGCTGTATCGCTCCACATACTTGTTCCGGATAACTTTGCGTAATGGTCTTTTGCGTATGAGCCATCCTTGTCATAATCGTAAGAATACTGAACACCATCGCTTATAATGGCGATTACTGGATGCCCTGCATTTGTAGCAAGAAGTGACATTCTCATGCGTTCTGGAACAACTTCCGCACCGCTTACAAGATTGTTAGTATCGTCATATACGCTTGATAAAGCACTCGCAAGGTAAGGGTCATCTGCTGACTGAATACGCTCAATTTCAAGCATTTCTTCTTCGCCCACTGTCATTCCCTCACGGAAAAATGCCATCTGTGTTTTTTCCTTGCTTAGTCCCTCTCTGGCTCTAAGAGTTGGGATTGTATCAAAGTTAGATGGTGCAAGAGAAACGGGAAGTCCTTTATGTGTCTTAATCCAGCCTAAATCAAGCCCCTGTTTCTTTCTTTCTGGAAACCACTGTAAACCAAGATAAGGTATCTGGTTACTAGCGTTTTCTGTTGCTGATAATGCAATAGACTTGCTATCTAATACTTCATTAATTAACATCTGTTTACCTCCTGCTATTATTCAAATACAATCATTGGGAGAGCTGTCTTAACTGCTGCGTCATATGTAACACCAGAGTGTGCTTCTGCCACCTTTGTGTTAAGGTATGCTTTCTTAAGCAGTACGCCCTGTGGTCTGTCCTCTGTTACATCAAACCTTAAGATACCCACTACTGTAGCTGTATTGTCAGCCTTGCCATTTGCTCCGATTGGAGTACCTGCTTTGACAATCTTCTTGCCCTGTGCGTTTTTAGTTGTTACGCCGTCAAAATCAAGTGTTAATGGGATTGCTTCGTTAGGCTCTCTCTTTAAAATCTGAACATCTCCTGCGTATGAAGTCTTTTCATACTGCATATTCATTTCCTTTGCCATTTCTTACCTCCTGTTATTGCTGAATGTAATGTGATAAAACGTCATTGTTTTTAGGTGCATTAGATATAAGGCTTTCTGCTATCTTTTCAGCATTTGTCTTATTGTCTGCACCGTCTTTATTGCTTCCACCGCCCGGAACATCTTGATACTTAGCAATCTCCTGTTCCTTTGCCTGTGCAGCGGCAGTCTCTTTGTCGGACATAATCTTGCCAAGGGATTCATAATCAAGGCTTCCGTCATCCTTAACAACTGTCTTTGCTTGTTCAGCAGAAATCTTGAAGTTTGTCATTGCTGCTTCTCTCTGATCTCTGATTGCATTATTTTTCTGCAACTCTGCGATCTGCTGATTAGCCGCATCCAAGGCTTTATTTGCCTTTTCGATTTCTGACAGGTTTCCAGCTTCCAATTCATCCAGTTTCTTCTGTAACTCGTCCGCTGTACCAGCCTTTTCCCTGTACTGCTTTGCCTTGTTCTTCTCCGTCGCAACTTCTGAATTGTTCTGATTTAACAGATTAGTAATCTGATCATCAGTCGCATCCGGAAATAGTTTCAATACGTCGTCTCTTGTCATAATTACCTCCGTAAACTCACGCTTTTGATACCGCAGGTTGCTCCTGCCGAGTTTCTCCTATTTACCGCATAGGTGCAAAATTTATAAAAATAAAAGCAACTACCGATTATTCAGTAATTGCTTTATCTTTCTTATTCATTTGATCTACTATTTCTTGTGCCTTTGCTTTTTGCGCTTCTGCATCATCAATAGTCTTATACAGATTTTCGAGATACGGTTTCGACAAGTTAAATGTCTTTTCTGCGTCTCCCCACAATCCAACTGTTGATATCGCAATAAGCGGATGTATTCCGGCTTGAAGCAATACTGTAAGCGTTTGCGCCTTGGTGTACATATTATCCTGTGGACTATGATTGATCTGCACGTCAAAATCTCTTGTTGACAACTTTAGATCGTTATCATTTACTCTAAGGATATTTAACACGACATTTGCAAGCCGTTTTTCTGCCGATTTAACAATAGGGTCTTTCAGTTTTGCTCTTGTCTTAGAGAAGTCCCAGCCATTACGAAGTTCTACGGCTCCTTGTGTATCTCCGCCGGTATTCCCTTGTTTGTTTGGTATTGCCAAAATAGATAGTGTATTATCCCATATATCATCTTTTGCAACTTGGCATTGTGTTTGGTTCAATTCCTGTGTCATAATATCGACGTCGGATTTATTATCTCCATTGTTTGACTTTACTGTCAAAGCATGGCTTTTCTTCATTTTCTCGAACTCTGCTTCGTCGATTTGGCAATTCACGAATTTTATCCAATACTGCACAAATTGTTCAACGCCATCCATTCTATTGGACTGCATATTGTTTATCGCATCCAGCATACCAATAACAAGCTCGATATCGGAAATTCTTTCGTGATTGTTAGGAAACTCAACAATCGGTATTCCACCGTATGTGTGAAGTTTGCTCTCAATCAATTTCCCATCTTGAATCTTATAAGATGTCGTATCGGAAAATGCTAATTTATACCAATTTCCGTTTTCGTCTTTTAACTCCTGAACGGAAAGCATCGGTTCTTCTGTGCTGTCGTTATAGATTGTGAAAGTATTCATCGGTGTTGGTGCCACAATTAAAAATGGAACATCTGAATTTGCTTTAGGTCTTGCCGCCTTAAATGATGTTCCTGTTGCGGATTGCCACTCTCCAGCTTTGATGTCTTTTTCTTGCTTGTTTGCATCTGCCATAAAATCATTGAGCATATCCACAGCCTTGTTGACTGCTTCATCATCTTTTCGGCTAATGAATTGAATCGGCTCGCCGTATGTCTGCCCTACTTTGAACTGAACAATTTCGTAGGCATGATTTTCCACGATTCTGTTTGTGATATCTTCATTTGTTAGCTTTTGTCTATACAGAATCGGTTGATCTCCCTTGTAATAATTCCAAAGATATCGAATAACAGATTTGTTGTAGTAAAATGTTCCAATGCATTCTCCAATAACTTTGACAACATTATCTGCGGTTATCTTATCTACGCTTGTATATGCAATTTTTCTTCCATATCGACCTTTAACAAGGTCTTGGAGATACATTCTATTGTTCATCTACTACACCTAAATAATCGTTACTCCGCTAGAAACTTCTCTTTGCGGTCTGTCTTTTATCTTTATCTCGCCATCTGTCGGATTGAACGAAACTCTTTTACCGCACTTCCGACAACTGTATGTCATTATGAACGTTGACCGCCCATCATAGATGCCAACCTTACGTTTGCATCTCGGACAGTATATTGTTTTACTTTTCATCTATGCTCCTAAAAAACTGCATTAAAAAAGCACCGCGATAACGTCACGATGCTTTTCCAAGGATTTTTCTGTGAAAGAAATTGAAATGTCTTTAGACAACATTTGCATTTTAACTATACTATATGTTCTATAGCGAAACAATATGCAAACATACGCAAAATAACGCAAATGTACGCAAACTTACGCATAGTATAATTTTCCAAACATTTTTTCGAATGTTTTCATCGCTTTTGATTTGAGCAAATCAACTTTTCGTGTACTGCAATCTTTAAATTTTGCACATTCTTTGATATTATATCCGTCCACAAAGTACAGATGCAGTATCTCATACTGTTCCATATCTTCCATCTGGTCGATCTGCTTAATAATTTCTTGCTTCTTAGACACGTAAACATCAATCATGTGGTCGATTTCTTTCTCCGTATCAATAATCTTCACAACTGTATCTCCCAACTTGTCACGCTTAATAGAAGTTTGCACTCGCTCGCCATCACCGTTTCCACCTGTAGATGTCGCAATTTCACGTAGCCGATTTTTTTCTGCAATCTTCCTGTCAATCTTAATATCAAATTCTTTGATTTGCGATAAGTATTTTGCTGTTGTCATTTAATAGCCTCCTGTCCTAAACGGATTTGCCGTTGCTGTTGCCGTTGCAAGATTATTTGGATTTTCTATAAACATTTCAAGCTGTGTAAGTCCATCGGCAGCATCATCATGTTTGTTCTCTCCAATTGATACAAACATAGTCAATTCGTCCATAGCCGCTTGATATTCGTCGTTTCTTCGGTATCGAACAACGCCTAATTCTGCATCTTTCTGTAACTGATCTTGTGTAACCTTTTTTGATTCAAGGAAAATAAATTTCCTTTTGATGTCTCCGGAATACGCTATAATTTTTGATAGCTTTTCGACTTTATTCGGCGCTTTCCTGCTTGTACACGAACATTTATATTTCTGATCCTGCAACCTTTCATCAACATATTGGCAGTATAATTCTCCACCTGTATTTCCCTCAAATCGTGTTTGCCTTATTCCGTTCCCAATGATTCTTCCTACCACCAAAGGTAATGTAACTTCTTTTGCCCCTTTATTGAATACCCAATCATAAATATATACATCTCCGTTATCGTATTCTGCACCAATCGGCATTGATAGACTATCTCCGCCGCCCCATGCAACATCCACAACTCCAATACGGCGAAAATCTCCATCCGGCAATATTCCATTAAAATATCTTAATTCGTCCGTAGGGAAAAGCAATCCCTCACGTACAAATGGTCGCTGCATAAATTTAGCTTCCCACTCTGCCTTATCGAGTTTTTCCCTCATATCCCTGTAATATGCCGTAGAAAAACCATTTATTTCATAGTCAAAATTGCTTTCGTCGTTTTCATCAAGTGCCGGTATTCTTCTAAATCTGTACTCTGGATTTCCGTCATAAGATTTTCGTAATCGTTCCAACGGATCAAGGACATTCCATAATGTACCGACCATCAATTCCCTTGCTCCGTCATTTTTACGGTCAACCATCTTATTCAGATATTCTTGATACGTATTTTCCATTCGAGTAGGGCTAAGGGAATGTTCACGATCTCTTACCAAGTCATCTACGTACAAATATCCGTCTTTTGATACATCGACCGCTCCTGTCCATGTTCCGTCAATGCCTCGGCAAGTAACTGTTGCAAATCTATCTGGATCTCCTAATGTAATAGTAAACTCATCTGCACTTTTGTCTGTTACAAGAGATTTATTTGCATATTCTGGATTCCAAAAGAAAAATAATTCATCAAATGCATATTCTTCTGTCGAAAACAAATTCATAAGTTCCTTATAAAATCCTTTTGCAAGGATTCCAGAGTGTCCGCCCATTGCAGAGTGGCTATTTGGTCTACGCATTGCAACCCAGGCAAGGAAGAATATACATATTGTTGATTTTCCGACACGGGATGGCATTGACAAGCCGTAAAATTTGATCTTTCTGTTTTCCAAATCTTCAAGGTCATTTACAACAACCTTCAAAGTCTTTCTTCTTGGATAATAAAACCGCTTACTCCAATTACGTTTACGCTCCATGTAATACATAAAGCTCTCAAAATTGTAATAGCTTTCCAATTTTAGAAGTTCATAATATTTGTCTATTAGGTCATATGGCGTATTATGTTCTTGTGCATATTTCTCTAAATCCCATATAGTTCCGCCTGTTTGTTTCATGCAGAATTGCTCTATAATGCCCTTAGACCGCTTTGTAAGTTGTAACCCATACTCAATATCCTTTTCACCATTTATAGCCACCTTACAGGCTTCTACGTAGGCAGATATTACGGATTCATCGACAAGATGTGTCTTTATAAAATTGTCATATTGATTTACTGTGTTGATTAGTTCTTTAGATGCCATAAAAAAAGCACCTCCGCTCATTCAAGCAGAGATGCCGAAAAGAAATCTCTGCCTATAATTTTTCTAGGGTAGCGACTACAATCAATCTGTAGCCGGTAATGTTTTTATTAAAATTGCATTGTTTCATTGCAATACGGATGTAATTTATTCAGAAGCGCATTATAATCATCAATCACATATCTTACCGGAATTGCGTATGCTTTAATGCCATATTTTTCTGCTGTTTCTCTTTCGATCTGACAGCCGTTCCAATCGAAACTCTCACGTATTCCAATAAATACATCAGCCTGTGCCAGTTTTTTAAGGCTCTCGCCTAAATACCATACAGCTTCTTTGCTGTCTTTAGGTGGATTGTCCTCAATGTAGCTATCAATCAGCTCCATCTCTTCTCCCTCGTAAATTTCCGCAATATTCTTCATCTTATCAATTGTTTTTCTGATTTCTTCCTCTGCTCTGCCTTTCATTGGCGCGCTTACAAATATTTTTTTCATAGTTTTCTATATCTCCTTTCACTTTATACATAACACCTTTTCAGAAACTTCAATGCATTCTTTTCTCTTCTCGTCATTGGTGCATTTACCATTTGCATTGTATCGGCAGGAATCCAAATTACACTTTTTATTCTCATAAGCATTATTCACATTATCAATCCATTCACAAAAAGGGATATTGTTAATCGTGGTATTGTCTAATGCTTCATCAGTCGCTTTTTGCACTATTTCTTGTATTGATTTCATAATATCACTCCTAACAATTTATCTTTATACCCTCTGTCAATATGGCAGTTTTATCCTCATTCAGAATTGCATTTCCGTTTTCATCCATTTTATGCCATTGAGCATCTACGGTAATCATCGGTTTCTCGTTTACATGACCGATAAAATGCAATTCCATATCGGTGCATCTTACCTTTTTCCGTCAATATAAACCTGTGCAAATTTCCCATCAGACGTTATCATGATTTTTGGTTTTTCTACCTCAATCGGATTGCATTTATAAATTGATTTCCAAGAATCTTCGTACCATTCGTCAATATAATGAATAATAGCATCTGCATAATATGTCGGTTTACTCATTGTTTTTGTTCTGCTGCATAATACTTTTTGATAATTTTCAATAATAAACTCGCATTCAGCTCCGTTATACTCATAATCTTTATAAAACCGATAAAACGATTTCAGATTCTTGATGAATTTAATTAGTGCTTTCATTCTCCCACCCCATATTTATCAATCAATTCATCAGTTATTTCCTCGACATTTTTTATATCATCTTTGTCATATCCTAAAACAGGAGGATATAAACAATGATATTTAGCTGATTCTGTTTCTCCTGTGCTAATTTTGCGGACTGTTACCTCAACTTCCATTCCTTCAAAAGTAGTTTCATATGAAACGCCACGTTCTTGTCCTGTAAATTTCACTCTTCCACCAGCTTTCTACCGCACACAGGGCAATAATTTACATCTATCGTTCCAGGACATCCGCTATCGCCTGTATTTATGTACAAGAAAATTGTTCCATTTTCATTCGCAATAAAATCCTCTTGCGTCATAAGTGCATCCAAAAATCCTGTTTTAACATCAACTATTTTTCTACATAAGTCACACATATCTCTCACTCCTATATTCGTTTCATGTAAATATTCTCTCTGATCTTCCCGGAAAAGAAATGCTGCAAGCTCTTAGACACGCGCCTGCCATTCATCTTGTAGTCGGTTGCAAAGTAATCATCAATCATCCACATATAATCTTCTGCTTCACAATCAACCACTTTGCCGGTCGGATGGAAATACGCATCGACGATACTCTTAATCGCACTTTTTGATACGTCTATATGCCTTATATCCGATTCTTCTTCGTATCTGCTTATAAAATACTGAATAATGTTTCTAAGTTCGATTATTCGGCTTCCTGGCGTGTTTGGTTCTGCATATCGACTAACAAGGTTCGGAACATCATCAATTCGATATTTAACATCGCTTTGCTCGACCGCCTTTTCGGGAGAAAAGCATGAACTACCTTTTCCTTTAGGAAAAGCATAAGATGTATCAGTATTTTGTTTTTTAGTATTTAATTCATTAGTATTTATTTGTACTTGATTCTCTACCCCTAGAAATTCAGTAGGTAGATTTTCTGTGGGTTGTTTTTTACCATTCTGTATTTCGTTATCTCGAGGGGTCTCATATACTTCATAATTATATTTTATTCTACCTCCATTCATTTTTGTTGGGTTTTCTTTTTTGACAATAATATATCCAAAATCTTTTAATTCATTGATCGAAGATTTTATTGCAGTTTCGTTTTCTTTACATATCTTGCATAAACCAGCAATCGAATATTCCCAATCATCCGGTAAAGAAAGCATCATAGACAATAAACCTTTTGATTTCAAGCTAAGGTTTTTGTCTCTAAGATGCACATTGCTCATTACTGTAAAATTCTTACTTTTATGTACTCTTATTACTGACATACAAATACACCTCCATTCACATAACAATATCGTGAAACTTCTTGTGGCAATCGGAACAAAGAACTATTAAATCTTTATCTGCAACACTTCTTATGTGTTCTTCCCCGTGTCGATCGTATTTTTTATGGTGTACTTGAAGAATTATTCCTTTTTTAGAACATAACTCACATGAATAATTGGACTTTTTTAATTTGTAATTCCTTACTCCTTCCCAATAAGGAGTTTCCAGGAAGTCGCTATATTTCAATTCTTTTACGCTTTTCTCAACCATATTATCGTCGAGCCAATATTTATCCCAAAATCCATTTTTCATTATGATTGATATCTTTTGATTAGCTTTAAGCCCTTTTAGAAACTCTCTGTTTGGGTTTACGTAATAATTTATATATTTCATTGTTTCTGATCTATATTGAGCTTTACAATCTTCTGTATATTTGTCGCGTTCTTCTTTTTCCTTACGCTTTATTTCATCTTTGCATTTTTCGCAAAAAGAAATGTTTTTATTAACAGATCCGTCTCTTACAGATCTTACAATTTCAACAACTCTTGTTTTTGAGGCATTCTCGCTGTATTCGCATCCACATTTTTTGCAATGCAGTTTGACTATATAAAACGATTCTTCCTTTTTTGGATTTTTATCATATTTGTAAAATGCATTCAACATGTCATTTGTTTTTGCCTTTGCTAATAAATCCAATAATTCTGAATCAATACAATCTCCTCGCATTATCAACCTTTTATCTTTCCCATTGTTAGGGAAAATTATTGATTTTATAAACTCTATATCCATAATCAATACCTCCGCTTGATATTATTCCGCTAAAACAATAAATCCAGCAAACAGGCACAGCGGAAGTGCTTTTCGGTAGCTAACCTAGTTTGCTGTTAAATGGAGAAGATAGGAATTGAACCTATAATGTTTACCGCGTGGGAACAGATTTACAGTCTGCCGCAACACCACCAATCGTTGCCGCTTCTCCATGTGCGGTTTCCGATGCAGACATTTTAACCGGTGTGGTATGCCATGCATCGGAATTTTTTTATTTCAGCAGGGATTACTGAAACGCCTGCTTATTCGGGACTACCCGACCGCTTGATGCGGTGTGGATTTGCACCACACATGAAATTCCGTTAGTTAGTCTGCACCTACGAATAGGGAAAAATGGATTTTTATTTTCTAACGGATTTATTGGTGTAATTGCTTACAGCTTTTTACCAGACTTGTTAATAGCAATTCTTGTCGCACACCTTTTTCTTAACCATTGATTAGCGTTTACCTATTTCGCCACGCATCAACTCACATACAGGTTGGTTTTAGGATAATACAGATAACCAACAACTATATTTCCATTTCACTTGTATGTGAGAACGCCGACATCGTGAATCAAACACGAACAACATTTATATGTTGGATAGCTTAGCAAGCTATTGGAATACCATTATCCCATATCGGCAAAACACCGCCTGTTACGGTATGCACATCCGAAAATGTGCATGGTTGGATTCCACAACATTGGGAGAGCAAAAAATGCCCCTTTGCAAGGGAATCGACACGGAAGACTCGAACTCCACCTATATCGCAATATGCGAATTATGCTAGCCAATTACACTACATGTCGAAGCGACTTTTTTCGCCGCGGGTTAGTCGAAATTGTGTGGCGCACGCGTGAACACCACGCAAAATCCAAGACTGTTCGTTAGTCAATTATCGCGAATCAGTGACATAGAATCAGACAAGATATTACATTCACAACCCGATAAAAAATAGTTTGTTGCGTCAAAACGTATTCCTGGGTATGCAGGTTGTGAAATACGAAGCACCCGGAATCGAACCGGGATTTACGGCTGGGGTGTGAAAATCCGTATGATCTGCCATTGATCTATGCTTCGTGTGCGCATCCTCTTGGGGAGACAGACGCGCAAAAGGAGAAATGTGTGTTCCCCATGGAATAAAGGGGTTTATACGCGCCGGCATTCAACCGGCAAAACCCACCGAGCCTTGTGACGGCTCTTAACAGCTTTCCGCTAGTGGGTTACGAAAGGAGGATCCTAAAATGAAAAACATTAAGAATCCAAGCTGCCCTAGTTGGATTCGAACCAACAACTGCAGGAATCAAAGTCCTGTGCCTTACCATTTGGCGATAGGGCATAAAACGCTTATGCAGCGTGTTCTGACAAAATTCTGTCTAAAGTCGGTCGTGATACACCGATATTCTTCGCAAATACAGACTTGGTAATCTTACCGGAACGGTAAAGAATCAAATTGCTGTCAAGCAATTCACTATCTACAGTTTTCTTTGTGCCGCCCTTGTATTTGCCTTCTTTCTTTGCAATAGCGATTCCTTCTGCCTGTCTCTCTCTGATATGCTCTCGTTCGAGATTCGCAACGTAAGAAAGAATCTGCAATACCAGATCAGCGATAAATGTATCTGTCAAGTCTCCGGTTCTTCCGATAGTCGTGTCAAGTAACGGCATATCGAGAACCCTAATGTCTGCTTTGATTGTCTTAGTGATTCTTCGCCATTCATCCATGATCTCGTCATAGTTTCTACCAAGACGGTCGATAGACAAGATAATCAGAACATCTTCACTCGTTAAATTGGTAATCATCTTCTGATAATCAGGTCTTTCGAAGTCCTTGCCGGATAACTTATCCATGTAAATCTTTTCACATCCAGCATTTTTCAGTGCTTCTAACTGTCTTGCAAGGTTCTGTTCCTTGGTTGACACTCTCGCATAGCCTATAATCATAAATACACACCCCTTATCTTTAATTGATATGGGTATTATACCATAAAATGTAATGCTTTGCAATGCTTTGCAGTGCTTTTTATTGCTTTGCATTGCAATATTTATCCGTTTATGTTATATTATGCTTATGGAGGTGCAATATATGGCTAAAAAGCAAAAGCAAAATGATGCTCAAATAACAGTTCGTGTTCCAAGTGAATTACGTGTTGATCTGGAAGAAATTGCAAAAAAACAAGGTCGATCTCTTTCTAATCTCGTGATACACATTCTAACGTCATATGTCAAAGATAATTAAGTCGCAAATCAGCGGCTTTTTTATTTTTCTGCCAATTCAATATATTTATCCAGATACCACTTTGCTTTTTTAATATCTTCAACGCCATTTTTGTTATTATGCCTGTATATGTACTTAAAAGCATTGCACACGCAGAAGTCCATCACGGCTTCTTTGCCTTGCGTTTCTATCATAACGTCAATGCACTCAAAGTTCCCTGTCTCATAATGCGACGGATGATTGACGTTATCTACCATAGATTCAATATCAACATGCTTCGGAGCAAAACCTTTTGGAACTACCGGTACAGGCGGTATATATTTCCACTTTTTCATTTTATAGATTTTATTTTTTCGCTTTGAAAATAATTTCATCTTTAATCTCCCATTAAATCAACCCTTTTTTATTTTTTGAAAAATTTTTAGAAATCAAAATGCTGTTCCGTACCCTTCATTCATGGTTATTCACTCCTTTTACGTTGCGATTCTAAGGCAATCGTATAATTGACTATATAATGACTTTTCTAAGTTATCCATATATACATCACATAACTATATATCCGTTATCTGTAAAACCCTTATATATAACAATCATATATGTATTACGTTTATATAATTTAATTATTTATTATATTTGTATGTGTAATGGTTACATATATTTATATTATATATAATAGGGCTTTTTGTTTTGAAAAATGTTTGGGGTGCTTAGTAGGGGCGTTTTTCGGGTCCTATCTAACCCCCACCCCCTGCCGGCTGATCTGTTGGAGCTGATCCGTTGCCGTTTTTCTGTCGTCAATTTGCACAAATAATTGAATAAAATCGGGTGTAAAAACTAAGTACACTCTGTTTTTACACTATCAACAACTATATCTTGTGGTTTTGGCTCTATCTGTGCTATATCCTGTGGTTGTGTGTCTAATCTTGGAAGCTGTGCAGCTGTAAGCGGTTGCTGTTGCCGGTTGGCATCGCTCGTATATGGAGAAGCCCAGCCGAATTGCCTATTGAGTACAGCTATCACGCCAACTGGATACTTGTTGCCGGTTACAAGCTTATTGGATAGTGACTCTTCGCGATTTTCACAAAGTTTTTTGTATATCCTCATACCCGTTGAGCTTAGCCGATCCGGTTTATTCCATGTTGTCACTGTATCATTATCTATGCCAGTAAGATTACTAAAGCCCATAATAGATACTTCTTTATCGTATAACATCTGTCTCTTATACACATCTGACGCTGCCGACGAAGCTAGAAGTGTA